GGGGGGGGGGGGGGGGGGGGGGGGGGGGGGGGTGAGCACCTGTCTCACGCTGCTCTCAACAACGCAAGGGATCGCGAGCAGGACGAGGGGTTCTTGAATACCCCCCTGATACAAGCTCTCCGTTTATCGGAAGGCGCTGGTGTTGCCGTGGAGCTGGGCAACGCACTGGAGCCCCCCCCTCCTTCCGCACACCGTCGCCTGCACAGGCATGGCAAGCACAAGCCTGCTGCTCGATCCGACAAATCCGAAAAGCAGGAGAAGACAGAAGACGCTGGTGTTGACGTGGACCTGGGCAACGCACTGGAGTCCCCCCCTCCTTCCCCACACCGCCGCCTGCACAGGCATGGCAAGCGCAAGCCTGTTGCTCTATCCGACAAATCCGACAAGCAGGAGAAGACAGAAGACAGCCCCATCAGGTATTGCGCATGTGTGTGTATGTGTGTCTTTTTATTAATTATTGTGGTTCATGTAACACTCACTCTAATCGCCATGAATTGTGGTTGGGATGACAGTGATTTGGATGCTCTCTTGTCTATTGAATGTGATGTGATTGAAGAGTCCAAGAAGCGCAAGCGCCAGTCGTTCGAATACCCCGACACCGACACACATAGGCAACGACAATGGTCGAAGCGCAGGCAGGTGCGGGAGGAAGACTTTGATTGTAACTCCCTATTTGTCGATGACGACAGCGACAACGACTACAAGTGCGAGCAAGAGGAGAAGCAGAGTCGACACGTCGAGATGGGACCTGCTCCTGTCCCCGCTCCTGCTATGCCGCCACGCCGAGGCCAGCGTCTAGTGATGACTTCTCCCGCGTCTGCACCAGGTGCGGGGTGTGAGCAGTACGACAACGACTATGTATCCTACCACGACCTGCCCGACTTCACTGAGGGGAACGATGAGGATGGATTCGTTGAGATGGGCTCGTTCAAGGACTTCCTCAGTACTGCCGATCACACTGTTGTGTACAACGAGATCGTTTATATCATGATGTGGCTCGGGGCACTGGACGGCATCTACGGGTCGGTGACCGACCAGATTGAGATCATGCAACGGATGTTTCCCAGTAACATCGGTGCTTCGATAACCCGCATCGAGTTCATCGCCCACCAGTACATGTTGCGCATGCTACACCTGCGGATGTGTGTCGCTTCGATCAACACGAGCGAGTTTGACGATGGTGAGGAGCAGCGGGAGCGCTATCACCGCATATGCGACAAGGCCTTCGGGATCATCAAGGCGTTCTGCAACATGCGCAAGGCCATGTGTGTCGCTCGCCAGTGCTCTGACCCCATCTACCACAGTCTACATGACCCGCAGGTGGGGATGGTCTTGCGCCCAACCGACACCCAGAAGATGGGACCGTTCCAGCTGGCCCTCCACGCGATTACCGGGATCTTCAACGAGCGCAACTACATGCACGCGAATGGTGATATCTACTCTCCTCTGCGTGACGAGCGTGGTCGGTTCTTGCACCACTACAAGCGTGTGGGTAGCATCCATGAAGTGATCCACCAGTGCATCGAAGACCCCTGCATGTCAGATACCTTCTTCATCCTAACCCAGAGGGACAATCTCGTTCCTAAAGTCGCGGCTTTCATCGACGATTCCCCACTCGTAGCAGAACTCAAGACCAACAAGAGTGCATGGAGCTATCTCGACGGGGTATTCAATACGGTGGAGTGTCGCTTCTATCCATCTGACGCGGTCCCGCCTGGCTGTATCTCCCACAAGCACTGGGACGTCCCCTTCCCAGAGATCGACAGTAGGGTGCTGGAGTCCCCCTTCTTCAAGGCCGGTGTGGATCCACGGGATCCCAACTACCCCAATCCCGGCACACCTGAGCACGACCAGCTCATGGCCAGCTCAACCCACGACTGGTTCAGTGTCCTGAAGAATTTGGATTTGTTCAAGGTCTTCGTCGACCAGTTCCCCGACATGAAGCCCACCGAGCAGGACTTCCTGATCCGCCAATGCTTTGCACTGCTGGGGCGCAACACGAGGCAAGCCAAGGACGCAGATGCCGACCAGCGCTGTACGTGCATCATCGGGGAGGCCGGAACGGGCAAGTCCGTGGTGGGGAAAATGACCACCGGTATGTACAACCCGGAGCACGTCAAGACCTTTGCCGCGAAGGACCAACAGACGTTCATGATGTCCGGCATTCACGATGCCCTCATGTGGATCATGCCGGAGATGCGCAAGGGGCTCAACATGTCCATCGAAGACTGGCTGTCTATGGTGTGCCAGGAGCTGGTGGTCATTCGTGAGAAGTACGGCAGCTCGTTCTCCCAGGTGGTGCAGGCTCTGGGGTTGATCCTCGGCAACGAGTTCGGCTTCGTGGGCAAGAAGAACGAGGTGCTACGCCGTATGTGGCTCATCATGTTCAACATCAAGATCACCGACGTGAACCCGGACATCGAGCGCAACATCATGAATGACCGACCGAAGATCCTCGTCCTGCTGGCATGTGCCTACAAGTCCATGCGCCAATTCATGGCGGACAACGACATCAAGGTGGCCATGGACATGCTCCACACTTCGTTCCACGATAACCTCGAGCTCATGCGCAACCAGGACAACCCGTTGTTCGCCTTCCTCAACTCCTCGTACGTCCACGTCCACACGAAGGACGAGAATTGCCCTCACAGGAACCCATCCATGTGCCGCTTGCCGATCGACTGGTTCAAGGACGCATACAAGCAACACTGTGTCACCAGTGGTGAGCAATTCAGGTGGAGTGACGGAGTCGTCTTCGGCCACCTGGCCGCGATGGGGATCATCTGCCAGCGCAGCACTCGGGGCACGTGGCCGGGCACCGCCTTCAAACAGGAGCTCACCGGCATCAAGTCCACCCGCAGACACGACGACTGGTTGGTCAACGTGTGTCTCACCAATAAGTTCTGGCAGAAACGGAAGGAGAGAAGGGTGCCCGTCGACGTCCCCGTTGGTGGCCACGGGAGCAACAGCAGTAGCAGTTCCTATGGCGACGACGATGATAATGAAGATGAGGTGGAGGAAGAACAGAAGCTCCAGCTACAGCCCAAGCCCAAGGAGCCCGTCGTCCCGCCATACATGAAGAAACTGCAAGCACGCCGGGAGAAGGGGGAGCAGCTCATCTCCGACTACTACACCATGCCACAGATACCCAGTCAGCTGGAGGACTCAGATGGCCTGTCCGATGACGAGCTCCGGGAGCTGAAGACCAGGCGCAAGAAGGAAGTCGTCTCACGGGTCATCCAGAAGTTCAAAAGGATCAACAGCAAACCGTTCACGTCCAACCTCGACGACATGCACCAGAGATTCTACGACTTCTTCAAGCCCACCCATGCCGGGTCCTCATCATCATCATCGTCGAGCAGCAGCAGTAGCTCCAGCAGTAGCTCCAGCTCTAACCAGAGGAACCCCATCAACCACCGCTACTACAAGCCGGCACTGCCCTACTCTGCCATCCGCAACCGCTACATGTGCGTGTTCAGGCGGCTGTTGGTCTATGCATACGACAAGGGTATGAAGAAGAAGCACCCCGCCGTCTGGAGGAAGCACCTGAAGCTCTTCCACGCCGCTGGAGACATCCTCAAGACCCACTACTGAGTCGAATCATGCTAGACTTGTGTGTGTGTGTGTGTGTGTGTGACACCACTGATTTCAAGCCGTTGATAAACAACCGCTTCTCATTCATGCAGATTCAATTTCAATTTCACAATGAAATTATAAATGAGTTATGTAGGCTTAATAATTAACTGTTAATTTGAATTTCATTTCAAGTGAGTAACCACAAATGTTTTCTGGTAAATGACCTTTTCTCTGACCTTGAATGATACTGAATCCCACCTGGTGGGCAGGAGATAGCATGTTAATGAATTAACATATCAAATACCATGACATTCCTCGGCGCGTTAGCACAACCACTTTTAATATAATTCGTTTATTTTAAATTTAACGGAAAAGGGGACAATGGATAGCAAAATAGACGACCTGTCATGCCCATACGCGCTGTACCCAGGCATCGGATTCGAAGGGGATAAAAGCGAGGAAGAGAAGAAAGATTCTAATGACGTCACCGACCCCAACACCATGGTGGTGTTAAACGTTGGGGGGGAAAGGTTCACAACTACTATGGGCACTCTGCTCCCAAAGGCCGGAGAAGACCTCAACTACTTCAATGGAATGGTTAGTTGGGCCACCAAGGACAACGAAAAACAAAAATACCATGAGTACTTCATAGACAGGGACGGAAAGGTTTTCGGCCACCTGCTGAACCTGATGCGCGGGCAGATTGCACATCTTCAGTGCATCAAGCCAGATGAGATGGATATGCTCATCGATGACGCCACGTACTTCGGAATCACGATGATCCAAAAGAGACTCCTGCAGATGCGGGACAACAGTGAGAACCAGACCCAACAGGAGGAGGAGCAACAACAGCGGCAATTGTCAACACAGATGACAATCCCGTACCACCTGAAGGTACTCTTGCACACCGGAGACAATGTCACGGGGGCAGATATACCCAGTGGGAACCTGCACACAAGACACCCACTGAGACACACCATCTACTTCCACACACCAATCATACTGAGGAGGCTCAAGCTCACTGGCAAGCATATGCTGGTCAGGATCACAGAGGCACAGTCAAGCAGCAGCATGGCAGTGAACGACAATCCTCTGGTGTCGGTGTTCGTGAGTCCTATCACAGATAGTACTAGTGCGGGGGGCAGGGTCGGCGCAGGTGGGTTTCACATCGACCAAGTCGTACATACGGACCCTAATATGAACACGTGGACGTTCCAGACGTTTGTGGACTGCATGCGCAGCCAGATTATGCTGGATGTGGATCTGACCAAGACCGGGGATGAGCTCACCGTGAACGGTCTCAGCATATACTCGACTGCCGGACTGGAAGGGTTTTTCTTTGCAGACATTGAAGCGCGCGTCGAGCGACGGCGACATATTAGTTAGGCCTGTGGTATCACACACACATACAATGGTCATTGACTTCGTGACTGTGCGAGAAGGGGCCAACCCGCAGAAGGGGGTGTTCAAGTACGCCCAGCGAAAGCCAGACTCAGCAGAGTGGGTGTACTACACCAAGCACCCTGACGGCACCGTGACAAAGAGCATGGAAGATGACGACCCAATGAAGACCCCGCGGATCCGCAAACCGAAGCGCAAACAGACACATACACATGTACCGACCGGCAGACGGACGACCGCTCCCACCGGGTTGGAAATGTTCATCCAGAAACACAAGACAGAAGACGATCAGCCGAAAGTGCTCTCTGCTGAATAAACCATGTACAGAAACCCATCCTCATCAATGTGGTCCTTGGCAATCTGAGACATCAGAGCGGTAGTTGCAGGCAGTGTCTTGTCACAGAACACGTACAGAGCCATTTCCGGCTGCAGCACCAGCCGCTTGCGGATCACGTACAAGAACTGCCCAATCGTGAGGTCTTTGGGGACCAGGAATTTAGTCTTGTCGATGTCAGGTAGTAATGTAATAATACTCTTGTTTGTGGCACGCTCGATGATCACGGCGACGCGCCTGGGGTATTTCTCCTTCATACGCGCAGACTCCGCCTGTCGCTTCTCCAATGAGTACTTGTTCTTGAACGATTGTCTAGAAGCAGCACCAAACATGTTGCTCGTGTGTGTGTGTTTCAAGTTGGGGGATGCAGACACTCGGCTTTATATATTGGGCATAATAAAAACGAATACGAACAACTAACCCGACCAGAACAAATCATGGCGGAAGAGATATCCGATATACGCATCCCCCCGGACTACCAACCCCCGACAGACGTCATTGTGCTCGGGTTGGTGGGGGCGTTCTACTCGTTCGCTCCTCACGCCCTGCACACACTACTATCTCCAGAGCGCATGTTCATTGGGCGTACTTTCCCTCACGCTGCCCATACACTCATGGGCTTCATGGCGATATTCACTGCACTTGTCAGGTTCAACAGATACATGTCACAATAAATAATGAGAACTAAACTATTAAAGTACGTACTCCGCAAACATGCAGGCGTCTATGCCAGTACATACAAACACCAGGGGACTGAGTGACAGCCCCAGCACCGCCACAGGGTTCATCGAGTGGTTGTCTAGCACCCGCAAGGAGGCGTACGGGACAAGGGGTTACCTGGGTGCCGGAGTTAACACTGGTACGGTCTACAACGACATGAATGGGACAGTCCATGTGCCTCAGACGACCCCGATCAAATCCAAATTCGAGCAGCAAGTTGAATCTGAAGCATACCGCAGAACATTGCCGCTGACAACACTTCTCGGTGATGCAACGACAAAACGTGATACATTCAGGCAGGATGCAGAAAAACTCCGTGAGGACCTACTCAAGAAATCAAGTGAGTACCTTAAAAACATGAGTATGTTGAAACAAAAACATTTAGCTGAAAAGCTTAAACTTCGAACAAGTTTCACGGTTTCTAAGTCTGAAGAAATGAAAGTTCAGCAGGGGCTCAGGGACGATATCGAAAGAATCAAGAGAGATTATGATGAAGAATTGGATCTCAAGGATGGTGTTCACGCGCATGAGATACTTCTTAATAAAGGTGAGATCGAGGCGCACGATAAACGGGCCACCGAGCTTCAACAAAATTTGGAGCAACATACAAAAATAGCAAAGGAACGATTAACGAAGTTGCAAAAAAAATATGAAGATGCAAGTAATGCATTACAGAATGCCGATGAACTCATCAAATCAGAGAAAGCAAAGCACGAGGCCGCTATTGATGCAGAACGACTGGCAGTACAGAGAATTGTGGGCGTTGTAGACGCTAAAGTAAAGAAAAATGAAGATGAGAAAGTAAAATTCCAGGCCAATGCGAATAGGATTATTACTCATACCCAGGCCAAAATGCAGCTTCTGGAGAATGCACTGGAATCTGAAAGAATCAAACACAGAGCCAAGCTTGAGGCAGACGAAAAGCAGTTTCTTAATCTAACCACTGAACACCGGAATCTCGTGACCAATCATGCCATACTACGAACGCAACTGGCTGACAAGACACGTGAGATTACCGAACTCACAATACAGAAGGATGAATTGCAGATGCAAGCAGCAAATAATGCCCAGGATGTGTCAGATGACAGGCAAAATACGCTCCAGGTGGAGCTCAGCAGAATCCAATCTAACATTATCGTCGCAGAAGAACAGTTAGCAGAAACACAGAGATTGTCGCACAGAATCCACGACAACATGGATGAAAAGAGAGAAGAATTGAAGGCGATTGAATCATCCATAACGAGTTCGATTCAAGAACGGGTCATGGCGGAAGGCAGGCTGGCCACAGGGAAAGCGAAGTTGATTGAGCTCTCCACGAAAATACAAAAAAAAACACGAGAACTGAATAGGGTCCGGAGTTCCATCAACAATGCGAAGCTGCAGCACGACATTTTTCGAGACGCCGTAACTTCCATGGAAATCCTAAACAAATTAAACACCTTCATGAACACCAGTAAGTCGGATGTGACAATCAAACCGAATGGCATCCTGAGTTTGGCTGGCAAGGAGAGCGCCGAACAAGCCAAGTTACAAACATATGTAGACCCAAACGTCACATTAGAACTGGATCAATACATACAGGGTTTACATACTCAGACGGATAGAAAACACACAGGGAAGCGACTCAAAAGAGTTTAAATAAAAACATCACACATTGGATAAATACACAGCCTTGATCCTGAATTACTCTTCGTGAACCAACACATTTGTCATGTCATTCCAGTCATACAAATCCCTGGACGGTATGGTGTCGTCTGACGGGTTCAATCTGGCGTCTTTGAGTGCACAGAAGGTGAACATCATCGGCAGCCTGCAAGTGCTGGATGCTAGTGGTAACGTCAAAATTGGGGAGGACGCGGGGCTATTCCTTACGACTGGTACGAGAAACATTCTTTTCGGATCTCAGGCCGGTAAGTATGCTACGATCGCACAAGACAACATCGCCATGGGTTTCGAGGCTGGAAATCGCCTGAATACCGCCAACAACAACATATTCCTGGGCAACAGGGCTGGGTTCGCATGTGCCAGTGGATCGGACAATGCAATCTTGGGCACCTCTGCAGGCGAGGCACTGGACAGCGGCTCGAGGAACGTCATGCTGGGATACCAAGCAGGACAGGGAGTCACAACGGGTGATGACAACGTCGCCCTGGGCACGGGATCATCCGTGGCCCTGACCACCGGTTCACGCAATGTCACTTTGGGTGTGGACTCCGGAGCCGCGCTGGGCGGCTCGACAGACAATGTCATGTTGGGCACGCTCGTCGGCCAGGCACACACAACCGGAGACAGGAACGTGTGTGTGGGGACGCGCACGGCGCAGTCCCTCGTGTCGGGCACTGACAACGTCATCGTGGGCACGGATTGTGCCACGTTTACCGGCGCAGGGGCCTCTGATCAGAACATTGTGATCGGGAACGAGGGCGGTCAGAACTTGGACGGAGCAACGAACAACGTGTGTGTGGGGTACAGGTGCGGACAGAACGTCACGAGCGCCGCTTCCAATGTCATGATCGGCACCAACGCCGGGCAGTCGCTCACGACCAATACCAGAAACGTCACGATCGGCTTCCAGTGTGGCATGAACTTCACTGGTGGAGACGACTGCGTGTTCATGGGAAGCTCCGCAGGGGAGTCCTCGGTGAACGCTCAAAACTGCATCGGCATCGGCACAAACGCGGGGCAGAAACTGCAGGGGTCCGACAATGTGTGTGTGGGGTACAGAGCCGGTGAAGCATTCACTAGTGGGACATATAACATCGTCATCGGTAGTCTGGCGGGGTCGGGGGTGTCGGCACAGAACTCCACCGGAAGCCAGAACATCCTGATGGGTCAGAGCGTCGGTGAGCAACTTACCAGTGGAGGGAACAACATCTGGGTGGGCAACTTCGCCGGCAGAAGAGCGACCAGTGGTGATAGCAACTGCGGTGTCGGGTTTGCGGCACACGGGCAGCTAACCACGGGCATTAACAACGTCGCTATGGGTTACAACGCCGGCTACGGGCTTACAGGCGGTAGCTCGAATATCTGCATCGGCTACAACGCCGGCTCGGACCTGGTCAGTGCATCGAACAATACCATCGTCGGCAACCTTTGTATGCAGAACTCCACAGCCGACTGGAACACTGCGTATGGATCCCTGGCAGGCAACGACAATACAACCGGTACACGGAACGTATTCGTCGGAGGCGTGTCCGGTTCGGCAAACACAACTGGTGACGACAATGTCACCGTGGGGTCTCATACACTTGAATCTAATACCACCGGTGATCAGAACACCGCCATTGGGGCCGACGCGGCGCGACAGACGGATGGTGGAGCCCGCAACATCTTCGTCGGCTACGGATGTGGTGACCACGCTAACTTTTCGGGTCTCGTCAACGACAAATACGTGATGTCGGCCAACGCCACTGGTACTCCTCTGTTCGAGGCCACCGACAACACCGGTGCGACCGGCCCGAATTACCACGAGAGATCTCTTGAGCTGCGCACCGACGTCAACATCACTGGCGATCTGACGGTTTCCGGGACGTTTCCCTCCGACTCACGTATCAAGCGCAGCGTCGTTGACTTAGATGAACAGAGAGCCCTGGATATAATCACCGGGTCGAGGGTCGTCCAATTTGAGTTCGTGCCAGAGTACAGCAGCAAGAACCCAAGCGCCCTGAGCGGGGAGAAGTTCGGGGTCATCGCCGACGAGCTACAGCAAATTGACGAGGCACTCGTGACTACCAGGGATACCGTACTGGACACATACCTGACACAAGAGGACGAAGTCAAGGACAAGGAGGGGAATGTGCAGATCAAGACCACGCGAGTGTGGCAAGGGCAGATCGATGGACTCAAAACAGTCGACTACGGCAAGATCAACATGGCCCTGGTCAGTGTAGTACAGCAGCTGCTGAAGCGGGTAGAAGACCTAGAGACAGCAGCTAGTATCTAGTCAGATCGATCGAAACAAACGCGACTTTTTTTTTTGTGTCTTTATTGGGTTAATAGAAACAATCATGGCATTCAGTGACGACGAGTTAATCTTCTACGCTTCTCTGATAGCCGCTGTGTTCTACATGGCATCGACAAGCACACGCCGGTCGTCTCCACAAGACTTACCGAACCAATGGGATACAGAAACGTTTGTAGACCCGGCATCCATCAGGATCGTGTCATCGGCCGGGTCTGACACCGGCGGGGTCATGCCCAGCCCGTTCGAGATCTTCCAGCCCGAAGAATTCCGCAGCACCCAGCCCGCATGGAATGAAGTCGATTTCTACAGCCACACTCCGGCCGTCCCCACACCGACCGTTAGTCTATCAGACAACATCAAGAACCTCGGAGGCAATAAGAAACCGATGTTCCAAAGCAGACAGTACACAAGATCTGCATCCATTTTCCACCACCCTCGCCAAAAGATCTATGCCAGTAACAGGGCGACTCCAAAATATACCCGACCCAGTCGGAGGCAGTAAGAAACCGATGTTCCAAAGCGGACAGTACACAAGATCTGCATCCATTTTCCACCACCCTCGCCAAAAGATCCATGCCCTTAACAGGGCTGCGCTTTCAAGATACTAAAAGTAATCGCCTTGATATTATCTCCTTGGTGTCCAGGTAAACAATTCTCGAGCTTCAGTGATGCAGGTAAGTATGCAACATCCACCAACCTCCGCCGCTTCAACACTCGTAGAAAGGGCATCCGGACCATCACTGATGATCAATAAATACACACGCAAACTGTTCGGGGTTCTACTCGAAACCCCTTTGCTGCAGATGTACCTATACGGCCCATCCATCGGTGGCTACGGCTTCTGGGAGGGCAAACCACTGCACATGATCTGTCAGGACCTCACGAGTGTGTCATCTGAACACTGGGAGCAGCACCCCTACATATGCGAGGAGCTCATTCTACACAAATTCGATGCACTGCTTGTATGTGTGTACTTTATCGTGTACATCATCGTCACGAGGTTCGTCGTCCTTTGTGTGTGGAGGGGTCTGTGGATCACCATCACCGGGTGGAGGCATCGCTCGAACCTATTGAAGACGGAAGCCGAATACAACCACTGGTATCGAAACACACCACTCGCATATTGTCATGCAGCAGTCCAGCAAAGTCATCAGAAGACACACCCTCGTTCTGGTACAGTGAAACAATCATACACTGCCTGTAGCAATCCCGACTGATCATGGACTGCATCGACTGACGAGCGTCGGAGAAACAAGTGAACAGCCCATGGATGACGTAACAACGACCGTCGTCATCATCAGTGGAGCGAATCAACAAGTAGCGCACCCCAGAGGGTTCACTGGCCGCCGATTGTCGGTATCATCCACATATATTATATTAAAACCAACTAACACTGCCGTTGAATTCAATTGATTGAAACGATTTTTATAATTACAATTCCACACACACACACATTAGGATATGGCGCTGATAAGGTCGTCATACTCACTATAGTTCGCACGCTGGGGGCCGTCGTCGTCCGACTGGGGACGGACATAATCTGGTAACAACATATCACCGAGCTGACCAGCCAAGTCATCGACTTCTTTATCTGGGGCTACAGCGATGTCATTCCACTCCACCTGCTTTGCCGGCCGGCCCATGATGTTATCCGCGTGCGCTTGCACAATGTTCACCACCGGTGTATCGTCCATGGCGATGTTGTGCACCGGATCAGAATCCTCCGCGATCTGGTAGACAAAGGTCTGGTCATCCACCAGCCCGACCTCTCGCGGGTTCACTTGCTCGTTGAACTTACTGTCGATAGACACAGACGCCGCCAGGTTCAGGATTGTTTCGATCTGACCAAAGTCACGCATATTGTTAGTGTATTGTTGTGCCGACTCGAACGGACCGAGCGCAGGGAGATCATCTTCGTAATCATCGACATCGTAGATGCCATTGTATGTGATGACATGCAAAGGCCAGCCGTACATCCCTGTCCTGTATGTATCCTTGTTGAGCGACACGTAATCCATGGAGCGATGCCCGCAGAAACGCCCACTGCGCCCTTCGACTTGTGGATCGAGACCAGGACGTAAACTCTGTTCAAACCGATGGATGTACTTGATCGCCCCCTTGAAGTCCACGCCTTCGGTAAATGCACTGTCGTACACCATGAACCGGATCAGATCCCCGTGAGAATTTAACAACTCGTCATTGAAAACACCCTGTTTGGGTTGGAGTTCCCCCGCTTGCATTTGCTTGGCCTCTTCGTTTGTGAGATCACAGCGAGACAAGGATTTCCCGATGAGAGACTTTTGAACAACAGCAGTGTCGAGGCGAACCACTGTTCCGTCCGGCTTCGCCATCCCGGACTTGGTAAGAAGACAAAAGTTGTGCGTACCAACATCAATGTGATCCTTAGTGACAGCATTCGACCCTGCCGTACTCTGTACCCACACAAAGCCCACGGCGGCCATACACGACGCGATGTTGCGGGCACCGAAACCGTTCTCGGCCTCGGAGTAGATTACATGCTTGAACAGTTTCCCGTGCTTCGCATAATCATCCAAATCCAACTGGCGGATTCGGTTGAGCATGGCCAAGAACTTAGGGGAAATAACAGGGATGTTCCTGACTAAATCGTCCTTGCCCCCGTCTATGAACGCGCGCGTCCACATGTTCCATTCTGAGCGCCAGCGATTCTTGCCCGTGTACCCAACCACACCGAAGTTGGCCCGCTGCATGATGCACGCGGCTCGATTGTCACCCTTTTCTTTGTCGATCTTAGAGCATTTCTTCATGGCATTCACTTGCACTGTGCTCATAGTGACGTCGATCGTCTCGCGTTTGCGAATGATTGCGAATTTAGACGCTAGTGTGGACCCGACGTCAAGGTACGAGATCTTGCCGAGGGCCACCTTCGTAAATACATCCTTGTATAGGTCTGTGAGCTCATACACACCAATCGCATTTTCGCGCAAAAACTTCTCATGGATCATCTTCTTTTGGGTTGATGGCAAGAGGGTTTCGTTTTTCGAGGGGTCCGCGATGATGTTCATGATCTTGTTCAGGTCATGGGCACCCTTCTGCACAGGAGTGGCCGACATCATGATGACACGCGCAGAGTTCATCCCAGAAATACGGTAAGATAGCCATAACTGTTTCAGAAACAGATCGTAATCCTCATTCGTGAACTGTTCGTTCAGTGGCAGGGATCCATCGAACAGTTTGTGTATCTCGTCGATAACTATCAACACCTTTTTCCACCTATCATTGCCACCGCCATTGCGCTTCCAGTGGTCATAGAGCATGTTGAACGGATGAGTCTTCGTCTGGAACTTGCTCGATGCCCTGAACTCCCTATTGATGATCTTGCCCAGCTGCTTGTAGCTGATCGGCGGAAGAAAGTTGGGTGAGGTGGACCTCAGCAGTTGCATCCTCTCCGTGTGGTCCTTAGGAATCTTCAGCCCTTCCTTAATCAACTCCATGAACGTGTGGTGGCATACCTGGTCGAACACATTCTTGAACATGTCACTGCGCAACTTACTGCGCGTGACCCACATGATAAGGTATCCTTCAAGCTCCCATGAAGACGTCGCAGTGGCAATGACTCCACACGTCTTGCCAGAGCCCTGTGAGTGCCAAAGGAGTTTCCCTTTGACGTTGTCATTGGGTGTCATGTATCGACGGATAAACTCCTGCGACTTCGTCAACTTGAAAATACTGGACACGGACTTCTCGTCACACGGCTGACTGAGCTGCGTGACTAGGCCACACTCCGACCGGTTTGCAGAAGGGCGCTCCCACGTAACAGATTTACCGTCGTCTCCCACGGTGGCGTTGACAGTCTTAGTAAGTTCCTCGAGAAACTGTTTGTGTGGCAACCTAACGTCGGGCACTTCGAACGACTTGATCCTCTCCCCAACCGACATATTGAGCTCTTTGCTTAGATGCTGCTGCACCAGCTTGCAGAAACGTTCATTGGTTTTGTTCTGTGTTCGGTTGTTCAACTTGTCGCATAGGTAGCGCGTCCGGGAACCGAACGCCTTCTGCCACATATCCTTCGTCAAGGTATGCCCACCAGCTTTTTTCCAGATCGCATACATCTTATTCCCGGGAATACGCGCTTTGTCGGCACATGCGATGGATATGATTTGCCCATCAGCAGACACGATCGACAGTTCACATCGACTGTCCTTCTCATTTTGTCTTTCTTTTATCTCGACTTCGCTCAAGTCCCCATCAGCTTCGTTGACGCGGCGCAGAATCTGTGCAAGGGTCAGGGTGTTTCCGGACACCGGGTCAGTGAAGAGCTTCGCTAGATTTTTCTCGATCTTCTTGTGGACCCTCACAATTACGGCTCTGTATTTCTTTGTATATTCCTCCTCGCGCAGAATAGGCGGGGCAGTGTACCCATCAATCGTATCTAGTACAGCAGGTGACATGGCTTTGTGAAGGTTGATGTGAGCAAGAAGACCTTTAACAGTGTAGAACGCATTGTCCCGCTCCAGCTTTTTCGTCCGCTTGGCCTCTTCGCCCTCGAGGTGGCTGAATTGATTCAAGTCATTATGTTTGATGATTTTGAAGTAGAGACTACGTAGATCTTCGGACTGTCCCGGGCTCAACCAGAACACCCCCCCCTTCGGGATGGTCTGTCTGTCAGTTGCCTGGAGATTCTTTAACATGTGATCGCGGGCTCTGGCGAACTGCAGGACAGGCCCGAGCCTGGGGGCTTCCGGTTCCGTGGTCTTGAGCTTAGCCAGAAACCCCTTGATCGCCATTATCCTGTTATCATCTCCCCGTTGATTACGCTTGGATCGATTCGCTTGTGACTGCACAACATGCTCTCGATCGACATCCCGCAGCTCTTGTTCTAGAGATTCTCGGTCAAGCGCATCTTGTTTCTTTCTTTTTTCAATCCTTTCGCGCTCTAGTACCTCTTCTGCCTCCGCCTTCTGCTTTTTTTCGTGGGCCTCCACTTCCCTGTGCATTGCAATTTCTTGTCGATCTAATCTGTCCTTCTCCACCCCAGAGTCAACGATGTTTGATGCTTTGCGGCGCGCGAGCCGTCGCTCCAGTTGTTCACTCAATCGTTGCGTCATAGGTCCCCGCTTATTATTGATACGCTCACCAGGTGGGGGATCAATGAATGGTGTATGATTTATGGGGATTGATCGATCCGGGTTCTCGGACTGGAGAGTTTCACTGCGTTGCTTTAATTCCTGTCGCGCCTGCATGTCAAACGCGGCTTGAGCTGAATTGCGCTGCTGTTCCTGGTCACCCCGCAGATCCGACATCAGTGTCTGCACGTGGAGATCATTGCTAGCCCCCTGCTTTTGCAAGTCAAGCGCACTGATAATGTCCTTGATACGGTTGTTACGAGTAACACTCGGTTTACCAAACAGCATATCCTCGATCTTTTTTCGATTGGCATCACTCAACTGGTTCATGAGAGACTCTTGCTCAGAATCCAACCCAAGGCGAGCTGGTGGAGGCGACGACTGTACATCCATATCATCGTCAGACAAAGGGATTGGATACTTGCTCTCCTCTTCAGTGTCCTCTTTATCGTCGGACTCAACCAAATCAATAACACTATCATCGTCCCTTTCATCGGAAAGAATTTCCATATCAATCCCCTCGTCTTCTTCCCCACTCTGTTCTTGGGGCTGGGCTTCCACCACACGTCCTGCTCCACTCACAACTCTTAATCTATTCCTTTCATGTCGTTTCCCCCTCTCATCGCGTCGCCTACTCCTGGCATCGCGTTCACTGACACTTTGCGTCGTGGCTAGTTCAACTTCAAGAGCTAGGAGTTTCCGTCTGATCTTGTCACGGAGAACCTTGTCATTTACATTTATGGACTCGTTTTCCAGCTTCTTTATCTCATCTTCAATGACCGCACGTCTGCGGAACCCTGTGCGGAATCCTGATTCAAATACACCATCATCGCCAGTGTAGTCGGTGTATGTGGCAGTGGGTGTGTTGAGCATCCCGCGCATGTACATCTGGCTTATGCTCAGATTCTTCTGTGGTTTGGCAGACCGCCCTGACAGTAACACATCTCTGAATGACATGATGTGACGCGAGTATCACAACACGTGGTCAATCTTGGTCAGAATATGTCCTTTATTCCAGTCACAATATAATCATTTCGACTCATCGGGTTTGGTCAATACCGAACGACAGTGGACTCTACCCGGGATGGATGCCCTGTTTAACATACCCAATCGCTCAGCAACACCATGCAGATACGCCTCGTGTTTGCGGAACAGTGGGGAGTGGACCGTACCACCACCAACCATGGGGTCAAAGTGTGGAGTCATTGTATGCCCGATCTCATGGAGTACGATGTATAACACAGTGTCATCATCGGCCAGCTCCCCGGTGGTCACGTCTCGGCGCAAACACACAAAAATACCATCCGTCTTGTTACGGTTGTACGCGATCTGATCCTCTTTGCTGTAATCCATCTCGTACAGTGTCAGGTTGTCGCCATTCGGCATCAAACGCAACAGGCGTTTCACACCTTCCCTGACCTCGCTGTCGATCCCAGCCAAGCCACGTGCATGGACCATGCGTTCAACTTCATGGATCACCATGACACATGCAGCACGCACGCGCGCCAGGAGGTCGGCTGCCGCTTGTTTCTCCGGTTTGTCCAGGACGGAGTAGGCCAAACCGTTCACAGTGGACTTCACCAGAACATGTGAACGGGTGAGCATGTACAAGTCAATACGGTTCATCACGACACTGGTGGTAGCGAACAAGACGACCGCCGCCGCCAGGGAGGCGAACGGCATTTGCATTAATTGTGCACTCATTACACCAGACTCGCAAACGGTGTGTATGGTACAGGGGGTTTATTCAGATGACATCATAATAAGAACGTATCGTCCAGACGAGAACCAACAATCGATTAGCTCATGCGGGCGGTCACCACGTTCGCTTTGACTACAGCGGGACCCTTCGGGTTCACGTTGCGCGCCTGCATCTCTCCCCTCGACCGGCGCTGGCGGGACACCGGCTCACTGACGGCCTTGATGGCCTTCTTCGGGGGCTCCTTAAACTCCAGTGGCTCCTGGAAAGAACCACGCAGGTAACCTCCTCTGGGGCGACGGTCAGCACGAGAGGTCACTCTCCCATTCTGGTCTGCCTGGGATTGTCGCTGTTGTTGCTTGAACTCAGCTGTTTGTGTAGGTACTGTATGAGCGGCGCGTTCGCGAGCTGCTAGGTCGATGTACCGAACGCCGTCCCTCATGACAGCGAACGGCTTCTCGTTGATACCAACACGGATCTCCGCGGGGGTAGGTTCCGCTGGTTTCTCGACAACTCGAACAGATTCCTTTGCATCCATGCGCGCCTTGTTAGACCTAGCGTTACGCCGAGACACGCACACGCCTTGTCTGGTCTTAGTGGGTTTCGGTTTGGGGGCCTCTCCAGGACCAGTGAGGCAGCGTGCCAAGCGGCTTTCGCGATTGTCACGAGTGGCAGTGACTGTTCGCTTTACCTTGCGCTTTCGCCGACGGGTGCCCTTGCGCTTGTCGTTCTTAGCACTGCGCCACTTCCCGTTGATGAACATCTCATACTCGTGGAAATCGGCATCACCATCGCCGTCAACGTCGCCAGCGACGTCCATTGTGAGCTCTGGGGCCTCCTCAGAGCAAATGGCCCAGCCCTCATGAACCAGTGCATCGTAGAATGTATAGTGCATGTAACCGTACCCACCGTCACCCCAGTGCACACCCCAGGAGTTCACGAACTTGAACAATTGTTTGACATCATTGTAACCGACGATGGTCACCGCGTGCCCACCAACGACTTTGGATTTACCGCTGGTGTCGTAGGGTACAAGCCCGCTCTGCGTGGCCTCAACAATATTCTCGAACACAGGGAAGCCAATGACGACCGGGAAGCCATTGGCCAGGGCCGCGCGGGTCGCATCGACACTGCCGTTGCAATACAAGATGTCAATGATCTGGTGCTCCTTGGCGAAGTAGTCAAGAGCAACAGGAGGAGACTTGCTGAAGTTCTCGGGTTTGAACGGCCAGGCCTCTTCGTTTACCACACCCCGCTCCACCAAAGTTTCCAGGAGTTCCGGCATGAACACACCGTTATCTATCTTACTGGCAAAGTTTGCGTGGAAGTATGTGTATCCGGGAGAGACCTGGAAGGGCTCGGCGCCCCTGTCAATGCCTTGGTCAGCCGCGGAACGATTGAACAATATCTCATAAGCAGCCGCGGAGCTAAAACCACCACATTGATTGGTTGTGCCTTGGTCCCTGATACATGTGACCCACCTTGAGTGATCGACTTCAATGGGCAAGCCGTCGGTCAGGTCCCATGGCTCTCCATCCTTACGGTCACCAGTGCGCTGTACGCGTCGACCGGAGGTGACGCCCAGGTGGCGAACAAGTGCATCATAATCCAAAGGATTGTACTTCTCGAGGCACGACTCATGGGTAGTTACCCCAACAGCCCCGAGGTCACGTACACACCCAGCCACCTCGAGCTTGCCCAGTTCTGCAGGGTCCGTGAAAGGTGGGACCTGCACTATGCGGGGCTTTGGTTTGGCCTTCGACTTAGGCTCTGGATCAGGTGCCTTGACCTCTTCGGGTTCAGCCTCAGGTGCCTTGACCTCTTCGGGTTCAGCCTCAGGTGCCTTGACCTCTTCGGGTTCAGCCTCAGGTGCCTTGACTTCCCATGCATTGAGAGTCTCCGGTTCGTCGGTAGACAGATCCACGACCTCGGGACCTTTCCCATGAGACTTGCGACGACTGCCGCGTGTGGAACGACGAGTTGATGGCATACTGTAAGATACAATACCTTTCTATTGACAGGTTCTGGTTTACTAGTACGTCGATAGAAAAATATAGGCGCAACATGCGAATTGCATGGCACACACGTAATTAAATATTTGCATACAAACAAAAACAAAAACCATACAACGTCATGCTTAGTCGTAGGTATAGTACTAGACACGGACAAAGGGCACTAAATCTCCTGAAGGCTCACATCCGGCGCAGGCCTGGTAACAGAAACTGCCCAATTTCACTCGAACCACTTCAGAACCCAGTGTTCCGCATCGTCATGGCCAATGGCAGTGTAGTGGGCTATAACCTAGAGTCGATCGCTGCGTATATCATCTTGACGGGATCGAACGTTGAGCCGACCACCAGAAAACCATTCCTACCAGTGGAACTCAGCAGAATGGACAGACAGGTCAAGGCAAACGGACTGCAATTCGACAGCGTCTACGAGGCAGTGTTCAGCGTCAAGAAGCAGCTGCAGAGGGTAATGGAAGAAAAGGCAGTGGAAACATTCGAGTCGGTGTTGGAGGACGCAGGTGAGGATTTCGCTGTCCTTCTGGCGCTTCTGAATTCACCAAGCACAGAGGTCAGGGTTATCTCCAACTATATTATACCATCGGTCAGGGAAAACGTACTCGTGGCGGCTATTATGCACAGACAGCGCACTCTACAGTTCGTCGAGACTCGGTACAACGAGCTCGAGCGATCCCCCTTCAGACACGACTCGATCAGAAACACGATCCTCACAGCACTTAGGACAATTACTACAGACATCCACCAACTATCGATCGGCAACGCATCGGCACATATCATCAGCGCCATGAACGACATCGACAACGAAGTGGAAGAGGTCCATTCAATAGACGAATTCCTGGAACGATTGCAGACCCGCGTGGACGACACATTGGACCAGCTGACGGTCACGATGAACGTACAGGAGATGGAAGAGTAAACGTTTGATTAACTCATTATTCGTAAACAATGTGTGATATAATACAGTTTTATTGAATCGGATCTTTAGTGCCTAATCATTTCCGCGAGACCATGGAGAATCCGACCACACAATCATTGTTCTGCACCTGAGCCTGCATCAACTTGAACGACGGACTGAATGAGTTGTTGTTGAACCACAACCCAGTGTGTGTGAACAAACACTCCAGGCTGGTACCAGGTGTGATGTTTTTCATCTCGATCTGCTTGGGCACCGAGTCGCTGTTGTACACCTCGGCTTCGTACACGTTGTAACGCTTCATGGCCTTGAGGGTGATCGAAGGACTGAATACTTTTTTGTCACTGGCACGCACCCTCGGCCTAGTCACTGCCTTGTAGAAATGCTGGATGACGTTCTCGTGCACGTCGTGGGCGCCCTGGAACCAGCTGGTTTTGTTCTGTTTGGCCTTTTCGACGTCAATCTCTCCCCACAGCTTCATAACATTGTAAAAGTCCATGACTTCCGGATTGTTCTCCATGCCGAAGAAAGACAGGTCGATGCTCGTCTGCTTCCGCTGACCTTCTTTGGTGTTCTCATTGGCTCCCCACGGGCAGCGCATAATCGGGCTCTGTAGGGTGACTGGAATGATGCAGTCCACACCCAGTTTCGGGTCAACTAAGTGGTAACTGCAGAACACTGTGTGCCCCCCGAACTGCATAGCCTTCGGCTCGCTGTAGACGACGTTGTTGGGATCAAATGGTAGCAAGCGGGCATTCACTGGGTCTTCGCCCTCTGGCAGGTAGTACAGAATTCTAGGGTAATTAACGCCGGGCTTGACAGAACTGTCAACGTATGCCAATACGTCTTTGCTGGATACACTACTCTTTGACTCATCCTTGCCGCCGGGTGGACTCACACACTGACGCTTGGCACTGGGGGCTTCAGTCAACATTGTTGCTTTGGGGCTTGAGAAGGTAGTTCTCTTTTTATCTAATGGGCAATATTTTAGGTATATGATACTCAACGCACATCCCATAAATATCAGCCAGGGGACATGGGGTATATATATTATCTCATGTGAATAATAAGTAACATCCACACACAAGATCCAACCGGCAATGAACCACACAACATCATCAAGCATGCCCATGAAAAATGTCAAGACCGACGAGGACGACGAAAAGAAAGAAAGTAATCGACTCAAGGCCAATCCCAAGCCCACTTCTACGCCAGCCGTAAAAATGGACATCACAGCCGACATGAAGTCAATCATCACAGTCGTGGCACGTCGTGTGTATGATATCATGGGCCCGGGGTACATCGAGAGTGTGTATCAAAAAGCGATGGAAGTGGATCTGGGAGCAACCCTGAAGAACTCCAATCCCATGATCATGATCCAATCGGAAGTGTGCGTGCCGTACAAGTACGGACAGTTCGTCGTGGGATACGGGCGAGCAGACCTGGTGCTAACCTCAATGCCCAACGAACATCGACCAGTTATCAGCAGCGTCGTTGTCGAGCTTAAGGCCCGCAAAACCAAATTCGCTCAGGGGGACTACATGCAACTCAACAACTACATCAACGCGATGAAAAGAGAGCCCTCGCAGATCCCATACATCGGTGGCCTGCTGATTATGTTTGGGGAGAATGGTGTGTCCTTCCACGATTGTTAGCACTCAATAAATACACGCGTATACAACGCAAGAATATGTTTAATGACAACCGAATGAATCAAAGCATTATAGTGATCTGATTTGACCCAGCACCGGGGGAGATAATGGCGGGATCTGACTGAAGTGTAAGGGCTTGCGTTCCTGGTGATCGACATACTCGCCCGTATCCTGCACAGTGTGTGCATCGGAGGCCACACTCATGAAGTTCTCGCCATATAAGCGATTGAGATAGAACTCTGGATGCGCTGGGGCAGGAAGCAACGAGTCCACACCGAAATGTTCTTCAGACAGCGGCAGTAATTCAGATGGGTAGAAGAAATCACCCTCACGACACAGGCCACTGTGGTAGTTTTCAGGGGCGATGAACACATCACCATACGGATCAGTGAATGTGTCGTAGACGATGATGTCGATGTGAGGCGTGTTGTAGCTGACGAACTCCGGGAATGTTTCTGAACGGGGGCAGATCTGCTCGGACTTCTCCATGCCTATACGATACCCAAACCAAATGGGCTCCATTATGACCCCACACACCGCCAACAGCGGTGCAACCTTGTGCTCCAGAGTGTGGCGATGACCCTTCATCACCCCCGCACTACCATGTGTGGCCCATGGAATAACTCCACAATGGCGTACAGCTCCCAGCAGCGACCCCCGCGCCATCCACCAGATACAGTTTACGTCCTTGCATGCCTTCTGAAACATAAACATGAGACACTCGATCGTTTCGATCACATTGTTTGGTGATGGATGAAAGGGAAGGACGTTTGTCCAGAGAATGGTGCGTTTGTTGAACTTCACACGACCCCCGGGACGCACGAAACGCATCAGTGGAACGGACTCATGGGTGCCGTTGTAGTACACACAATCAAAAAAGCAGTCCGGAAGAGTGTTCAATTCACTCATCAGTACAGCGACAACCGGCCCATTGTAATCATCGGATCTGAAATTCACCAAGTCCTCCTTGGTCTCGACAACAACCAGGTGGCGGTGAATAGACATGTCTTGACAGAATAACCTTTTTGTCCAGGTTGTGTGTTGCTTTACCAATTACACCGTAAAATATAAAACACTAAATGGACGGACACATACAGACATACGTCTGTGATAAATTGTATTGCTTTGTTTATTGTATAAGATGGATGTAGACTACAAGAAAGCCCGCGAACGGGCGTTCAAACTACTCATCCGCAGAGCCAGGAAACGCAAACTGCATGAGGTCACTATTACGACCGACGATCTGACGGAAATCTGGAGAAAACAGAAGGGCAGATGCTCGTTGACGGGACTGCGTATGGTGTTGTTCCAGTCAGACGATGGATTTGTCATCCGCGGCGCATCTCTGGATCGTATCGATCCAGCTGTAGGGTATACAAAAGACAACACATCATTCGCCTGTATCAGGGCCAACATCATGAAGGGCAACCTGACAATGGAACAGTTTCAGTGGGTGTGCAAGCGGGTGGTCGATGATGTGGGGCGATCAGGGGTTCGGGCGGACAGGCGGAAGAAGCGAAGGGCTGCCAGAACTACAGAAGAGACACGATCATCTCGTAGCCCTTGAAAAGATCCAATGCTCTAGTTGTGTTCGAGCAACTCCTTACGGATGTCTTCGAGCAGGTCGATGTTAGCCTCGACTTCAGTCATTGTGCACTCACACGTGATGGTGATGACCTCGGAGCTCTGGTTGGCCCTGAACTCATCGCCATACTTGTTTCTGATGTAGTCGTGGATGACAAAGATACGATCGTCCTCGTCAATGCATGAACCTTCACATTGCCATATATCACAGCCTGTTTCAGCCACCTCTCCGCTGAATTGGCCACACTGACAGAGCTCTTGGATGATTTTGGTGTGCATAGCACCACCGACGAGGTCACTGAATGTCAGATCGAAGAACACACCCACACTGAACCCCTTCACACATTCGTATTGTTGCATGGTGACGTCTGTGCTAGACATCCTTTGAGTTGTGTGTGTAAACCTTCCACGTCAACTAAATACATCCATTTAAAATCAGTCTAATTCATCCTATTGGTTCCATCTGGTGTCACGTGGCACCACTACTGCCACACCGCTTCAGACAACCATTGCGGCCGCGCCTACGGGGTCTGTAGCTGCTGCTTCGCCTGGTTGTGTATATTCATCGGTCTTTTGGACCTCATGTGACGCCCACTCTTGTACAGCACGCTTCTCTTCCCTACGCTTTACGATGACCTTGGTGTGACATTCCTTGCACTGTCTGTCGATGCAGGTGTTGGTACACCCTTCGGTCGGGCAGATGCCCCCCACCTTGTTCGTCGTGAGCCCCTTAAACTGTGCCGGTGTGGGCATATTGGGATACTGAGACAACAGCACGTGCTGGAACGCACAGTCATTCCCGTTTCTACAGCCGGTCTCTGTCTCAAAGAACGCACAGCGCAGATACACATGCATGTAAGAGCAGTCCGAGCCGTTTGGACAGCCATTTTTCATGTTGAAGTCTTTGCAGATCAGATTCATCCGATTGGTCTGCGCGGGTTGCTGCCACATACGGGTATGTTTGTTGTTCTGGTTAATACTGCCACACATGGGGCATGCTCTCGCCATACGTCCCGGGGCCGGAATGGTGTGGATCACGTTAGACATCATGTTGTACATGCTCACGTCTTGTGGTATTAAGCGTTGTAGAGAGGAAAAGGGGGGATCTTTTGTGTGGAGTGGGGTTGGGTTTACTGAAATACACACAAAATAAATTATACACCCGGGTGTCCCAATCAACTCACTGGCCCACTCTGACGGTTTTGACACCCTCCGGAGCAGTCAGCTGTGGCTTCCCCAAAACACATCGCATTTTCGTGTCCTTGGGGTCTGGCAGCTGCGCCTCCATCTTCTTTCGAGCCTCCTCTTTCTGCTCCGGAGTCATCCGCGATACCTCACTCAGACTCGGTAGGTCCTTCAGCGGACCAGAGTGTGTTTTCTGCTCAGACTCAGAACGCGAAATGGCATCAATCATCAACTTGCGCAGTTCATCACGCTTATTCCGTGTCAACTGCTGACCCTTGCGACGAGACCGAGACTTGGCATTGCGCAGCTTCCGCCGCAACTCCTCACGTCTGGCAATGTTAGTGTGATCCGACAAATCTTTCAATCGCTGTTTCTCAGACTCACTGTCAACTTTCACACCCACGGAGTCTGCTGTGGATGGGGACTGTACACTGCGCATAGCCGCCGCCTGCTGCCGCTTCTTGGCGTTGTTCCGCATCATCTTTTCAGTCTTCTTGTCAATCGCGATACGCTCGTCCATGATCTTTCCTGCCATGTTGGCCTCTTCTTTGTGACCGTCGAAGATCTCACTCAGGATGTCCTGGCAGAACTCGACGTTTGTGGGGTGCATGGGAGGCGGCAGCGGGAAGAAGCAATTCATCTGCACAATGTGCATGTTAAACACAGTGAATCCAGACGCTTGGTTGCGGCGACAGAAGTCTTTAGCCTCTTCGACGGTGTCAAAGACACCGAGGATGTTGCATGCTAACGTTTTGGCGTATTGCTGAGTTGTCCCATCCTCTTTTGGCGCGACCGCGATTATCACTGCGTACCTCTGCCCAGGCACCTTGATGGGTGCTTCAGTCAACACAAGATCATCGATCTCCTGATTGATCGTCCCACTGTCACGGTGACGCTGTGTGAACGACGTCATTTTTACTATGTATTATGTCTTGTTTTGTTGTGTTGTGTACTCTACAGCCTCCTGTTTTATTGGTATACTGGCATAATTTTTGTCGACAGACGAACGCACCTGTACACATACATACTGCATCTTATTCTCTTGTACATGTACCAAACAAGGACAGACCTGAACTGAACCATGTCTGGAACAATCCCACAGAGACAAACTATTGTACCGGCCGGACACCCACTGCTCATCGCCCGATATGCCCCAATCCACCTCCCACACGACACGAAGGCTGTGTTTGACCAGAACATCGCACTCATGCTAAACAAGAAGTACACCCGCCCAGAGGTGGTCGTGACTTCACAGAACGTGCCAGTCGCCCGTCGGCCTGAGCCACCACGAGACATCGGCAGGCTGCTCGACCGTTCCGTGTCCAACCGACGCCCCATCGTCGCCGGATCGGTGGCCCGAGCCTACGCCCGGAGAGTTCATATGGACAAGAGGCCTGAAATTGTGCGCTGAGAAAACGTGCTATATTCTCTCGAGTTAAAGATAAAGAGTAGCACGGGGAGACATTGAGAGAAAAACACTTAATCTTCAAATGTCAGAGTCAAAGCAACCAACGGACCAGAGCGCACTTGCCAATGCCCCGGTCTACGCATGGCGGGCAGCATGTAAACATATTGGATACCTACGTGCCGGGGCAGAGTTCCGCACCCTGCCCAAGAAAAATACATCCGAATATGAGACAATCAAGCAATGCCAGCAGGAGTTCCTGCAAGAGTGGACCAAGCTCGGTGCAATCCCGAAGGAACAGCGAGCCACAAAGAACACAGCCAGAAAAATTGGAGACGTCAGAGTTGGTGATATGTATCTCCCGCGAGCCGAGTCCGGTCGATCGATCGTTATTCACCGTATGGGGATGCCAGACATCACGAGATGACGACGTCGTTTCACCTGGTATGACCGACATACCACTGTCCCCTACCTACATCGAGATTGAGGAGTGTTCGTCCGACGGCGACAGCGACGCGGGTGTTGACTGTTGGTTTGACGACATTAACCCGGTAGTAACGCGTGATAGCTTCGTGTGTGGTTATTCGTGTCGCATTATGTGAGAAAATAAAAGTATATCACAATGACAAAGAACTGCCCTTGCATTTACTTGGTGTGAAGTAAAGTAAAGTTCACACACACGTACGTACACTGACACGGCATGGATCTCGCAGTCTTTGCGGCAGCTCTGACCACTGTTGGCGTTGGCTTGGACCAGCTGCATAGAGACAAAGAGACATTCAGTGAGTACAGGACACAGATCCAAAAGGAGTTAGACGGTGTGCCAAACGCATCAGATGCCAACGAACTCGATGGGTTCAACACGAACCAGACCGGTGTTCCGAGGATCCAACAAACAGAGCCTGTGCTAGACAGAGAGGATTTCATCTTCTCGCAGAACTCAGATAACACCTCCGTCATCCCGCAGACGACAAGCAGGCCGTATGTGAAGAACCGGAAGGATATCTGGAGGCATCGCAGAGAAGTGGTAAATCCATTCACACCGATGATCGGTAACGCCAGAGACTACCAACCACATATCAGCAGACACGAGCAGGCCGATCGAGTCCACATCAAACGAACGGATTTGGTCGACTCGAATGGACTCATAGTGCAAAGCGAAGCCACTGGTGTGGAGCGCATCATCCCACAGTCACACACGGAACGGCTCTTGTGGGAACAAGATAATTCCCGGGCGGCACACGCCCATCGAGCCTTCATCCCCAAAACCAACCGAACCAACGAAGTCGAACACGACCGGGTGTTTCTCCAGAACCAGTATCAGAGCGAAGGGGCCACCGTAGCCAAAAACGGAGAGGTATTCATCACTCGGTGCCTGGATTACCTTGATCGCCCACAGCCAATCGTGCGCAGATCGGCTCACGAGAAACGAGGGAATCTGCCCATCCACGCGACTAGAAAGAACAGAGATACCACAATGTCCGCGTGGAAGCCTACCGCAAACGGTCGCTGGAAGGAAGAACGCCCGCGTGTGGAGGATGTCGTGTTCAGGGCCAGGAGGGGTCCGGAAACGATTGAAGCATGGCGGGGCAATTATACGGTGCCTCTGTCCGAGAAAATAGACGCGAACACTCTGTTCAACAAAGGAAACATTCGGTCGCAGAGCAAACGCGCCGAGGCTCAGAGACCCAGCCCCATGTGGATCAAGAACCCGAGCAACCGCAACACGAGGCCTTCATTCCGCCAGGAGTTCAGGGATTTCGACCGCACCGTCGACCACGACCGCAAGGAGCAGAGCCGACAGCTGTTCACTGACAGACAAACCTCGATGGAGGTAGCCCGCAAAACCGACAGCAAACTCGTTCCTCGGGCCAGAATCGAGCGGTTTGGTGGGACCTCCAGGGGCGCCGTTATGTACAACAGATCACTCCTTGGGTCCAACGAGATGAACCATGAGCGCACCATGGTGTGCTGAGGATATTCGCAGCCGCACTGTGCGTCGAATGGCCACATCTTTAAGTATTATCGCCTAGTTAAAGTAGTGTGTTCTGTGTTGAGGCATCATGATGCAAAGAACTGACAATGACTTACAAGAGTACGAATCGGACGCAGAGAGTTCCGGTGATGAGATCGTGAGTGACAGCGACGATGAGTTGGTCAATCCGGAGGAAATCATACAGTTGCCAACACACCGGACAAGATCCGGGAGGATCTCCAGACCACCGAAGAGATTCGTGCCTACGATGACAGACTCTGGGCTAATGAAGCGCTCGGAATTCGCAACCAGAACTGAGATCGATGCTATTCTAGGATCCGATGACGACGAAGAGACGTACGACGAAGAGGAGAGCGGAGCAGAGGGGCCCAACGAGTATGATAACGAGGACGAAACAGAAGCCTGTGACAATGCCGACGCACAGGCGATGTTGCAGCATGACAGTGAGTGGGTTCCTCCAGACACAGAAACACTGGACGATTTGTCGTCCGATGACAACGATGATGATGACATGGTCGAGATCGTGTCTGAAGATGAAGTGTCTGACATCGAACCGCAGGATGTTGACGAGAGCACGATCGTGAACGACGATGATGACTATAGAGACAGTGAGCGCGCAGAGTTGGCGGACTTGCCGCGCATCCCGGGTGGAATCATGCGGGGCATATCAATGGTTCACCAAGACGATGGGATCACGATCATCGAGTCAGGGACAGCTAACACAGAGGAAGGGACGTTCACTGTCACCCCACCACTACCGATGTTCCCTGCACGAGAGGACATGTCAACGTCGTCTGACCATGTTCCATTTGATATGCCACAATTACATCGCTTCGAGTCAAGCGGTGGAGCGCAGTTGCCAGAAATACTTACCCTGTCGTCAGATACTCAGGAAATTTCAATCGAATCACATTGGGCCCCGCATGCCAGTGGCGTGTGCACACAGTGTTCTCACCCCAACACACTCAACGTCGATGGATGGTGCGACTTCTGTTGGTCGGCCCAAGGAGCGGACATCAACACTCCAATGATCTGAAATAAATGAATCAATGAAATGCACAAACGCACATATTCAATGTCACGATTAATGTGTATGGTGTGTGTGTGAAGTTGATGTTGTTTAATATGTTTGTATACAAGTAAAGAAGCGATTACCGCACTCTGACACATGTTCAGACGTCCCATAGTGGCACGGACGGAGTCCGACCCAAACGCAGAGATCACCAGTAAGCGTAAGTTCAACCGATGGGAAGGGGTGGTAAATTCTGATGTTGAGTGGAGACCTCCATTTCTGATGGAATCAATCCCAGACTCCTGGACAGGGTACCAGTCCAGCCCGGAATTCAAGGGATTTGTACCACTTAGCAAAGTCAAATTGTATCAAAGGTATCACCCGGACGTGCAGCGCATCCTTGCCAAACCCAGGATTAAGTCCAACACTGAGAACTGGCTGCGCGAGCGTATGCTGCACGTGACGGCAACCAACGCCGCTCCGATCCTCTCGCATGACCCCAAGATGAAAATGAAGTCCCCATATACGAGTAGAAATCAAATTTTTATGAAGAAAACTGGTCGAGGGAAGCCATTCAAGAGCAACCCAGCCTGTAAGCACGGCAAGTATTATGAACCGGAGGCATTACACGTCTACGAGCTCGTCACCGGCATTGAGCTCGTACCGGAAGATGTGGGGCTGTTGATCTCGGACACAAACCAGGAGGTCGCGGCTACACCAGACGCGATCGCCAAGCATTATCCAATCATCATCGAGACCAAGTGCCCGTGGCGCCGCAAGATCACACACGAGTGCCCTAGATATTACTACTCCCAGGTGCAGGTGCAGCTAGCTGTGTGTGGCCTGAAGGAGTGTCACTTCGTGCAATACTACCCACCGTCGCAAAACAACAGAGGCATCATCGATATCATCATCATCAAGTTTGACCAGGACTGGTGGCTGCGCGCGCTGAGCCACATCCTCCGCTTTTGGGACGAGGTCAAGACATATTACATGAGCGTGGACAAGCCTATAGGGACAATGCTCATCGACTGGAGCGCAACGCAGGAGAAACGGAACCGTACCAAACGCAAGAAAATCGACATGGGGACATCGGAGGCGAAATTGGCATCACCAACAGCTACTTTGAACTGGAAGATGCACCAGAAGGCAGTACAGTTGAACAACAGTGGGTTCCGTATGGTGGCCAGGGAAACTTCACCTTCATCTTCACCTTCACTTGCACACACACATACACAGACACAGACATACACTGGCACGATCCAGGTACCGAACCTCAACTTTGACTTCAGTGCGTACGCATACAAACCCAATACACAAACATAGTGGTAATTAATAAACAACTTAAATGAAAACTAACAGGATAAATTTTTGTGTTACTTGTAAACAAAAGCTAACAGCTCACACGATCATGTCAACCTCGATGCAAATGTTGCAACGCTTCTGGCAAGTAACCACCGCCAAACCTGCAAACATCATCGTCCCGATGGTATTGTTCTACTTCCTGGCACCAGACAACTTCGTCAGCATCCCAGGGGCCATAAATCTCATCGACTTCCCGATCTCGGGGCCAAACCGGAATGTCCTCCTGACACACACACTACTGCTGGGCTTCGCGTTGGCTGGCCTGCGATACAACTTCACTGACTTCTACTGAGATCACAGCCAACCAGAGCGTTCGATATTATACTCTGTCCAATACACCAAAGCGAATCCACACAGACACACACACACATACCACATGAGTGTGTCAGAGAAACTCACTGTGACCAAGCTGTTACTGGCGTCGTCGGCGGCCTACTACTGGTACACGCGATACGTCAGGGGATACGAAGTGAGCGCCCATCAACCGTCGGATCCCGACGCCCCTCGCCTCGTACCCAAGTCACACCGCAAAGATATCGGTGAGGTTTATCGTTCCCTAGTCAAATCACTCGACGATTCCGTTCCCGTTACTCCCGCCACGATTTACCCAGCATGTGGAACATCGGCTGGTGCGTGTACACTTAAACTGGGGACTCACGACGTCCGACACAAGGGGTGGATCCCTCGGAGCTCGTATCGCATTGCAATCATGCCAGGGTTTGAGGTAGTGGCATCCGACGGGAAGAGTGACCAGCTGTGGGTAGGACCGGTTGTAGATTGCCCCAACCACACGAACTTCAAGCCACATACGTTCACTGCTCGCAAAAGCTCTCCCGCGAGCGACGTGCGACGCAACAAACTGCCCATGTACAGGGTGACCGAAAGAGATATGCACGAGGCCAGGGAAGCTGGGGCAATCTCGGAGCTATCAGAACGAGCTCTGCAGTTTTACTCAGATGAAAACAGTGCTCTCAGGTCTGCATATATGCACACTACTGGTCGGGTGTACCAGACTGTTCCATGAGCGTGCTCGACAACTGATCCATTATATCCTTGATTTCACTAGCTGTTTGTCTTGACTCATCTGCTTGTAAATTTAGACTGGCTGCACGGACCCGCGCATCTTGGAACATCCGCTCGTTCCGCTCGTCCATGTAACGACAAGTCCAGTAAAACGCCAGGCCGATAAACACAGACAGGAGCATCCAGTCGCTTTCCGTTCGGAACACAGAAAGAGTTTGAGCCTGACCCGGGCTGTTCATTTTTTCAATACGCAAAACTACGGAGAATAGTTTAACGCATACTTAATAAATTTCAATAAGCCAAACAAACGAATTGTGTATGTGTATGTGTTTTTATTAGTCATTAACTCAACTACTTAAACTCGCCTGTTGCATCTCCTAATCTTCGTCAAACTTCTGGTCCCTATCTCGCTACCGCTTTTTTTGATGTTTATTTGAACTTCGCTGCCGCTTGTTTAATTCGGATTGTTTGTATGTATCACTCTTGCGTTTGTTGGGGGTGGCAATGTACTTATTGTACCACGTGTTTTCATCATCTTCATTCAACCCAAAAAGACGCTTCTTGTTGTTGTTATCGAACCCAACAGTCTTCATCTCACCCCATGAGGGACTCCCCGCGAATATCTGCATGTGAACAGGGTCTAGTTTCACATTTACACCGCACAGCACATACCACCCAAGGTAATAGTAGTTCGCATTACCGTTATCCTCGATGACTTTGTTTTTCCATTTCATATGTAAAATACCACTGAGATTATTCGAAAGTTTTTCGTCCACCAAAACTATGTTATTCCTTTTCTGTTCTTCTGTCTGTATTTGTGTGAAAAACTCAAGCGATGTTCTGTCCGTCGCATTGTTTTTGTGTAATGTCATCACATCTTCCAGGTTATCGAACGTGTGTCGAGCAGAGTAATCAGGATCTTCGTCTTCTCTAGTCCACACATACGCCACGGGGGAGTGTGTTACATCCACTCCACCAAGCTTTATCTGTCGGCGTTCATCCACGTATGTTTCGAGATCACCTGTTGGGGAGTAGACAGGTGCAGTTCCAACACGATATGGGACTGTCATGAACAAGTGATAAAGCGCCATAGACGCGAATTCTTCATTTTCCCGTATGTCTGAAAAGGGATCTTTGTCGTCAATAGCTTTCTCGCTGCTGACAAGGTACTTCGGCTCCACTGAGGCAAACACAGCCGCGTGTCTTCTACTCAGGACACAGTATGTCTCGAATTTTGTACGATCTCGTTTTACTGAGACATCATGCATCATGGAATGAGGCGGCATGGATGCGATGTTGTAGGCAAATGTCAACGGGACAGAGTCATGGGGCATAAACATAACCAACTCGAACGAGTCGTTACTACCTTTTTTGCACAACCAATGACAGGCACGATTCATCAGCTGTAGGCTCAGCACGTCGCACTTAATCGTATTATTAATTTGAGCATGAGTGATGACCTCTGCGTTCCCCACTTTCACATCATGGTCATCTTTGTAAATTAACCTACCACCCGTCGATTTGTATGTAAACACATTCTCTAAGTCATTCCCTTGCTTGTCGATGTAGTAGAACTTGATTGCATCGCGCAAAAACCCACCGCGCCAAGTGTCCCATGTTTCCAGTTGACTCATTTCCTGATTAGCACCACCAATGAAAACGATCGCTACTCTGTTGTTACTCGTTGGCGTGTGCTGGAACACTGTATATTCATGGGAGAATGCGTATGGGGATTGCATGCTGTCAACCTTTGTTGGTTTGTCATCGTCATTGTAATTCATCTCAAACATCTGATACGCATACATATCGTTTGATTTTCGCCTGCCTCGAATCTTCACATCGATCAGACTGTTGTACACCTGAAGCTCTTCATTTACCATTTCATCACCATTGATTTCGATTGCGTGTTTGTTGGGCCTGGGATTTCCTGCGCCAAGGCGGTTGTCGTATGTAGAGAGTGCCTCAAAATCCCCGAAGTTGGATTGTAAGGAAGTGGCCTGTTTCATCGGCTGATCGCCATCCTCGTCACTATCTTCATCCTCGTCATCCTCGTCATCCTCGTCACTATCTTCACCCTCGTCACCCTCGTCATACTTGTCCTCAGACATTTCTTGTTCATGTTCCAGTTTCCCAGACATTTTTGGAACAACTACGTGTTTGAGAGAATCCAGAGGGTCCTCAAACATTTCTTGTCTCTGGTCCTGGTCCTGTTCAGCCTGGTTTTCTTCGACCTTATTTTCAGAATCATCTTTATCCTTCTCATCATCGCTCATCTCAAACCTATTATCATTGCTCATCTCAAGATCATCACCTCCTCCGCCTCCGCCCCCGTCTCTATCCCTATCATTATCGCTCACATCCCTATTATCATTGCTCATCTCAAGATCATCGTCTCCGCCCTCGTCTCTATCCCTATCATTATCGCTCACATCCCTATTATCATTGCTCATCTCAAGATCATCGTCTCCGCCCCCGTCTCTATCCATATTATCATTATCAGCTCCTTTAAGTTGCAAGTAACGTACCAGGGGGTAAAAGTCGCCGAACCGGGCATCTCGAGACTTGATTCTCATCACCTGGTCCTGTCGCCTTTTTTGAAGATCTTTGATGAACATGTTCAGGAGTTCAATGTTGGAATCAGCGCGATCGCGTACCCAGGAAGTGTTAGTAGAACCATTTACATTCTTAGCAATGTACAACTGGTCGGTTGCCTCTTTGATGACTGTATCATAGAACATAATGAGCTGCAGGTTTACCATGGACCTCAGAGTCCCTTTGTATGCACTCTCATCCATAATACCATTATTCCATTCCCAAACGTCGTTATCACCCCAAGATTTACTGGTGATATAGTACGCATACAGCCAATTGTCGCGGATACATTGGGTTACCCCGTCCATGTTATCAATGTAGTTATCACTGCCTCGATTGGGATTCTTTTCCTCGTAGAACCAAGAACGATTTGAGTTGGATCTGGCATACTCTATCCCATCATTACCAGACACTGTATCTATCGACAACGGCAGAGTGTGGTGTGATGTGAAGATAACACCATCAGAGACACGTGTGTTCACGTCTTTGTTGAAGATCATGTTGTAATGCCACTTGCACACCATGGCAAATCTCACCTTTGTTCTTTTGACACTGGATTTCCCATTTATCCCTAACACGAACGTTGATTCGTTTTTCTTCTCGTCATGTGTCACCGTTTGCACACTCTTGCCCACACTCTTGATGTCGTACATGATGATACACCGCCCATCCGCGCAGTTGTGACAGCGACTCATTAGCTTCATCGACCCATCATTCATCTCTTCATCATCAACTGGCTTGTCGTTTCGTGACGGTCGGGTCTTCATAGCAGCACACCTCACCACCTTCCCCAGCTTTGAAGTGGAGCATTTACTGAATATTGTATTGTCTTTGTTCGGGAAAAGATGGAGAATGTCCATGTCAGGCATAACCGCCTTCTCGTAGCGCCTCCTTCCAGGATTGTACTCCTTCTTTGGCATTTTGCGCTTTCTCGATGATTTCGTGTCGTTTGGGTACGTCCACACTCCATGATCACGGTCGTACTCATTTGGTTTCCACAAGTGTAACTTATCCGACCCATTTCTTGTCATATTTTCCTTCAACCTACCGATGAAGGTTGTGAACCTGTCTTCTGCCATAGCTCAGGAGACCGACTGGATATCGGTCAATGAACGTGTGTTTATATCCCATACAACACTTTAAAACAAACCACCTAACGCATCCCTCATGCCCGCGAATATCTGTTGTGTCTCTTGTGTTGTTACACCCAACACGTGTTCCGCGATATTTTGTTGTTTCTCTTGTGCTACACCTAATTTCTCTTGTGCTGCTAGTCGATCTGCTGCTGTATTGGCGACATCCTGTTCCCGTCCTAGCTGGACAGCTGCGCGCGATGCTTCGACGTCCGCCTGTGCCTTGGCAATGGCTAATGACTCCTCGAGTTCATTCTGTTGCTGCAGCAGCAGGGCCTGAAACTCCTGTTGTTGACGCATCTGTTGCCCATCGAAGTAGATATAGATCGCATATCCAACACCACTCAGAGCTGCCAGTCCGGCAAATGCGAGAAGAACATCTCCTGCTTTACCCATTCTTACAAATCGAATTAGGAGATTATTATTACAAAAGAAATTTTTCTTACGCTTAAGTAAATACAGTGAGTCTGTGTGCACGATGCCTCGTATATCAGAGGCAGACCGTGCACTATGCGAGATAATGGGAACTGACGGCTGTCGTGCCCTGGGCTTGTATGACATCCTCCCGCCTGTCATCGATCTCGTCGCAGAGGAGGAGAAGAGTCAACAGCGGGCCATCGAGCGCGCTGAAAGGACGCGTATTGCCCTGGAAAGGCAAGACGAAAGAGACAGGAACAGGGCTCAACGTGAGCGTATACAAGCAGAAAAGATGCGACAGAAGGCGGAGCGGGATAAGAAACGTGAGAAGGCTCGAGTTGAGAAGGAAGTCAAGAAAAAGGCCAGGGAGGAAAAGCATCAACAGATACTTGCGATGCGCGAGGAGAAGCGGCGGCAAGATGAACTAAAAAAGAATGAAAGTGAGAGAAAACAGGAAGAGAAGCGGAAACGTAATGAAGAGAAGAAACGCAAGAAGGCTGAAAGTGAGAGAAAACAGGAAGAGAAGCGGAAACGTAATGAACAGAAGAAACGCGACAATGCTGAGTTGAAGAGGAAAGAACTTGAGGAGCTTCAGCAGAGAAATAACAAAGAGGAGCGACAGAAGCAAGAGGCTAGAGACAAGGAGCAAAAGGAACTACCGAACAGAAAGCGCAAGACGGAGCAGCAATCAGCACATGACAGTAACAAGAGGCAGCAGATTGACACAAGTCTGGAGGATATGGTTGAGGAAGTAGATGAGGAACTCGTGGACCTCACAGACCTCACTAGAGATGATATGGAACTCGTGGACCTCACAGACCTCACTAGAGATGATATGGAACTCGTGGACCTCAATACAGAAAATATTGTAGCACGTCTCGAAAACGCACCAAAACTTGACACGGGCGTCGCGGAGTCACATAGACATGCCAAGCCGATAACAGGTGATAACAAACGGGAAGCACTACAACCACAACAGCCCATCGCCCAGGGTCTGCATGTGAAATCGACGGACATCGTCGATGAATTACCCGAGGATGCCCAGCAGGATCCGGAAGGGAAGCATGAGGATATTCCAGATGAACCGGACGTAAACGTCGGGGGGGGGGGGCTGAAGTTGTACAGGAAGTTAAGAGTAACGAGGTACAGCCGAAGCCAAATGCCAAGGATGGGAATCAGTCCGTACCAAAGCCGGGCAACAAGCGTGACCCCACCGGGGGTGATGATAAGAAGAAGAAGAAGAAGAAAAAGAAGAAAAAGCGCAAAGCGAATGTAAGCAAAGACATTGCTAAGTTTCTACCACACCAACAATATATGTACAACTTTTTCAAAAAGAAGTCCCCACCACCACCACAGGTACACTTGCTGTATCACGACACGGGTACGGGGAAGACCTGCACCGCTTCGGCAATCATCGCGGCCCTGCTCAGAGGAGCGGACACAGTGCTTCTTCTCGCAAAGAATGTAGAGATCATGGAGAACTTTGCTAGGCAGATCACCAAAGACTGTAACTTCATCGCCAACACAACCGAATATGTCAACGGGGATATGAAAAATCTCCTTAAAAACCTGAGTGGCAACGTCGATTTCGAGGAAGTGGGCATGGGAGCTGACGGTAAGAGAGGGGTTTACTACAGAGCTGGGGTGCAGCTTCCAATCAGTGATGGAAATCTACCAGTCTTGAGATGGATCGTCATTCATACATACCAGCGCTTCATCAACCTGTCTCATAACAGCAATGCGTGGAAAAATGAGCTGAATTCTGAAAAGTCGGTGTTAGGTCCAGGGAAGAAAAGGGTGGTCGTATTCGTCGATGAGATCCACGAAAACCGTAATATGCTTAAGAAGTCTAAAAATGTCTTTGAAAAAAGCACAGGGCGAAAGATAGCAGAAAAACTTGCAGTGTTGAATGTCACCAACATTATCGGCATGACCGCGACACCGATCATGGACACACTATACGATGCGATCCAGATCATCCTGTTCATGTTTGTTGCAGTCGGCAAGGTTCTGATCGGCGAAAAGGAGCTCAAACTCCCGGTAGAAGGCGAAGAACGTACCGTGTTTCGTGAAATGGGTAAACTTGCCCTGCTGGATGAACAGAAATTTGCCTCGCGTTACAGCCATGGAAGTGGTGGTAAATTTGATCTCAATGTGGAAAAACTCGAAGAACTGCGCAATTGGCTCACTACAATGAGGATGATCTCTTGGGTGCCAAAGCCAGCAAAGGGGTTCCCCAAAGCAGATATCAAGGTCATACAAATACCCCTGGACAAGAAGCAAATCGAAGCAATCGCACAGCTGCATACACAAGAAAGCAAAGAAGCCAGTAGCGGTGAAATAGACACCAGTTTTAGTGAGTTCAATCTGTTTGATGACGAAGAAAGCATGGTCCCCCCCAAGGGCGGAAAGGATAGTTTCTATGTGAATTCGCGGCAGATCATTAACTTCTACGAGGAAGATGGTAAAGTGTACAGCCCAAAGATTCAGTACATCCTGCAAGATCTCAAGAAGGATGAAAACAAGAAGAAGGTGTCGATGATTTACAGTAACTTCGGCCCCAATGGCGTGATGCAGATCGCTCATCAGCTGAAGACTAATGAGTACAAGGAGTTACATATACCAAATAATGTTGTGGACATCCTGAACAAACGCAAAGGCGATACCGACATCGACATCGCGGAATTGTGGAAGAGTAACAATGTCGAACAAGAAGATGATACGTTTTACGTGTACCGCCAGGGCAACGACAATTTGTTCACAGCAGCCCTGACCCTGTCACGCCAGGAACAGAACAAGCACGGGAAATACTTACGCGTGTTTCTCATCACATCCAAGCACGGCACAGGGGTGGACTATATTAACTTCAGGAAACAGTATATCATGGAGCCACACTTCAACGATGCCAAGCTACAGCAAGTGAGAGGCCGAGTGATCCGCAACAAGTCGCTGAAGTACCACGAACCAAACGAACAGACTGTCGAAATTCATCTCCTGGTCGGAATCAACCAAAACAACCCAGCGCAAAAGACCGCAGACGAGAAATTACTGGAGATGGCAAAGCAGAAGTCTCTGGTGGACTGCAAATTCAGGTCCCTGTTCCTAGGCGCTGCAGTGGATTGCAAAGAGAACAACACCTATCATGGCATGGATTGCACCGCGACTCTGCGCAATATCACCATCACAGTTTGCAGAAGTTTGGATAAAGTGTCTTGATTACAATCGCCTAGTGGCTGATATTTTTAATCTCTAGGGTGGTAGATAAACAGTGACAAGCAAGTTGTGTGTCTAAACACACACACGGTTTGACCAATGAGAAACGAACTTGGGTATGTCACTTCTGGTAACTATAGTGATACTCTGGCGTACGACAACACAAACAGCGGCCTGACGTCTACCAATCTACAGGATGCGGTGGATGAGATCAAGGCGGATTGGGGGGGCACGGTGAAGTCAATCACCTTCGGCCCTGCGCTGGGCGGGTCGACCGTGACTAGCAGCGGAACGGCAGATCTCGACGTGAACGCATTACCCATTTCCATCACCCCTGACAACAACGACACAATTGCGATCTACGACAACAGCGTCGGGGCAATGCGTAAACAGACCAGAGGAGACTTCCTAGGTGGAACCACCACAACACTACAGGCTAGCTATGACGTGAGTACTACACCACAGATAACGGGGGATTTCACTGTACAGGGTGCCATTGCATCCACGTCACTCGACAGCACCGTCATGAACCTGCGTTCGACGACGGCCGATTCCGACGGAAAAATCACATTCAACACCATTGACGATGTAGAAGAGGGAAGCATTGACCACGTGTTTGGCTCAATGCGGCTCCAGAATAGCGGTGCTGGCAGTATCAAATTGATTCTTGACAACGGCAACGGGATTGATGTGGGGCACAATGGAGGGCCCTTAGATATACACCCCCTCTTACAACCCATGAACCTGGGCCGGCCAAATGCATACGAGCGGTTCGATACAGCGTATCTTCACGAGCTTGATGTGCTAAACGACGGTGTTATAGGTGGATCTCTGTCAGTATCTGGACAAAATGTAGGCGCGACGCTTACAAATCATACTACAGGCATCGCAGACAATGCCGGTGAAATCACCACGCTGAAAGGAAAAACAGTCAACATCACGAGTGCAACACCGGGAGTGACAAATTTCAATGGAGTGGTGACATGTACTGATCTACCAACTGCTCCTACACATCTATGCAACCAACAGTATGTCGACAGAAAGGTCAACAAGTCTGGTGATACCCTGACAGGGATTATGGTCACTAATTTTCCGGTCATCTCTTTCCACACAGCGAACCAACCAGATGAATTAACGAATAAGCAATACGTGGACAATGAGATTGTGGGGGCTTCAGATGCGCTTCAGTCTCAGATCGACCTCGTTCTGGATCGAACCGGAAATCTATCTGCAACGGGGAGTGGTGTAAGTAGCTTCACTGGACGTGTTGTTGCGAGTACCGAGGTTGTGACGCCGGTTGTCAACGCAACTGATACTCTCCTCGTCAACTCGACAAATGTAGGTGTAACGCTTACCAACCAAAGTACATACATATCAGACAATGCCGGTGAAATCGCCACGCTGAATACTAAGACTCAGAACATGGTCAATTCCGGCGCCAGCACTGTCTTTACAGACCAACTGATCGTGGACGGGGGCACCAACCCAAGGATAAGAGCAAACAAGATCACTAGTGTGGGGGGTTTCACGGCGGTCAACATAACAGATAGCAACTTGACCATAATTCCTGGTCAAGGGAACCCTACCACGGTATCCACGACTGGTGTTACGACCCTTGCAGTACTACTCCCGGGTGGCGACGTCCAGTCTCAAATCACTAGCAACGATGGCGAAATTACATCACTGAATACTAAGACTCAGAACATGTCAGCCATCCAGGGCAAGACGACATTCACGGGGTTTGCTGAAATGCCAACTCTTCAAACCCCAAACATTCGGGACGAGACCAACAACGCAAACATCATTATGAGCTCCAACAGCATCCTGATGACCGCTGATTCAGGACCGGCGGTAAGCGTCAATAACACTGGCTTGGTTGTTGGCTCCAAAAACGTTGGCGAAACCATACAAAACATGACGGCGATCTCTGGCGTCACTTCCTTGTCCGGTGTGTTCACGGTACCGGCTTATATCAACACCGGTTCCATATATGTCAACGCATCGATTTACACCAATACTATTAATCCTAGGACGGCCAACCCCATCGCGGTCAATACCGATATGGAGGTTTCAGGCGTTGTGAAGGTTGATACGATTGAGTCGCTGACAACTGGACCGAGCGGGCCACTGATTCAAGACGATTTCAGTGCCACTCCACTAAAGGACGGAGGTCAATTGGTTGGATTTGTGTCTGGGTATCCGTTTCATAATGTACCCGCCGCTACCGTTCAACTCACCGATGATGCACTTTCATCACAGTCTGGTTACCTTCTTTATACTGACCCATCCATTCTCTCTTCAATCAACAGTGCGCCTGAGTGGTATTGTCGCTTCACTGGTGGATTTACTGATAGTGATGGGTCTGATGGACAGGGCCTGTTCGTTCATTGGAGCACAGTCACACCCACCAATAACTTCCTAGCACCTGGTCCTGGGTATTCGTTTGTGTATCGATCTGCAAACGGTGCCATACAACTGTGGTACAACGGGGTACTTTTAAATCCTGCGACACCAGTTGCCATCGCCCTCGTTCCAGGAGTTGATTATCTGTTTGAATTCAGAATAGCCCATAACGGAACGGATTCAAGTACGATAACGATGTTCTTAGACGGTGTTCTTAGGGCGACATTTGTAGACGAAGACTACAAGGGCCCATTCAATATGTCATATGTGGGAATAGGGGCTTATACCCAAGCATCTACGACATTCGCTTGTGATTACTATGCTAAGGATATAGAGATAGATACAGTCCCATCGGGTGGTGGTGGTAGCAGTGTCACTGTCGACTCGGATTTGGTCGTTACTGACGCGCTGACGGTCGGTGGAGTGTTACAGGACACAGGTCGTGACGTCTACGCACAACAGTCCCATGGCGTTACTGAACTCACCACACCGTTCCTCTCGAGCGCTGTGGCGTTTTACACGCTGGACGGTGCAACACTGCCCGGGTTGTCTATTGCTAACCTCTTGAGTACGGCCGGCGTCACTGTCACAACGGCCGGCGCCATGGGCGTTACACTTGCAGACACAGGACTTTATGAAATCAATGTGAATTTGTCAGTGTCTCCTATCAACGATGACGGCACGCTAGTGACGCTCGGTGTACTACAGAACGGCGCCAAAACAGACTTTGGATCCGTTGGGATGAAACTCAAAACGCGCTACATCAGCCAGACGGTTTCGTGCTTGATCGCCTGCAATGCTGGAGACACGATAGCGCCGTACATCTCTCTTGCTGGTGGCAGCAACGATTCCCTCAAAATCCGCTACATCTGCTTTACAGTCCAGCGTGTCCATACAGCGGTTTAAAGACAAAATGACTGGACAATGACAGCAGCGCTAACATTCTGGTTCATTGATACAAGCTTGTCGTGACGCAGGTGTGAAAAAACAAAACAAAATGGCGACGCCGGAAGACGTTGTGGTACATGCCCCGCCGACGGCTACCAGACGGACTGTATCCATTGAACCAGTCGACGCATTCGACGTCGACGTCCTGTTATTCGCCCTCCACCAAATAGCTACAAACTAAGACACATGCAGTGTCGGCGGTGTTCGCGATGGCGACAAAATTTCTATATTTAATAAACCAAACTCACACATACACGACTCGCGTTGAAGTCAATTGCTTTTTAAAATACATTTAATTATATAAAGAGAACACCAGAAGCTTATATGAGCAAGAGTATGGAGGTCCCTGACATCGAAGGCTATGACCCGGAGTTGGTAGCGATGATGCAACCCAGTCTGTGGAACAAGCTGCTCGACATTGAGAGGAAACAGGAGCTAGAACGACAGTTGCAACAGCTCGCGAGTGTTCCTAAGAACGACCCAAAGCTACAAAGACAGACTGGGGCTACGGATCAACAGGTACAATACACCGAAACACTGTCAACTGACAGCGAATGCGACGGTGATGCGCGTGAATCGTGTGTCAGACTGAGCTTGAGTCCCGAAACAACAGATCCCGACAGCCGAGAGCTCACTCCTCATCAGAGCCCATCACGAGCTCCTCGTACGACGGTTCGCTGACAAGGGGTCTCGTGCCAATCATGGCCCCGTATCTCAGGAACCCGCGGTCGATGATCTTGCTCAGCAGCTCACTCTTGAACATGTCATGCACTTCGGCCTCTGTGAGCCCACCCCCTTGCGTGTCCTCGGGCTCAGATTCAGACTCGGACTCAGATTCAGACTCGGACTCAGTCTGCACTGCGAATGGGCATGCCTCGAAGGATTCACCGACCCCCTCTGTATACGCTTCAAAAGATTCTGCTTCTGGTTCAAACACCGTGGCCTCGAACCCATCTACACGCTGGAACGGACACGCCTGGAAACTGTCAGCCCCCGCGGCCGGAGCACTGGATGTGCATGACTTAAAGGTTTCGGTTTGTGCTTCTGTTTTTTGTACGAATGGACAGCCACACGACTCGAATTTTTCTTCTTGAACTGCACTGGGACTACCGAAAGGACACGTACCGGTGGTGGCGAGGAACATATCACGCCGCATATCTTCGTTTGTCGCCAGCGTCTTGCCGCGCAGCACGGCTGACATTCCCTGGGCTTGCGATGCCAGAGACATCGACATGAAACTGTCTACGTCCATTGTGTGTGTGTTTATGATGGTACTCAAACACTCAGTAAATAACCACTGCTTGTTGTTTATTTGATTGGCAATATTATTTCGTTATACAGGAACGCATCGGCCGATTAGTCGAAGAGCTCATAGGCTTAGGCTCAGGGTCAGGATCAGGATCGACCTGCACGTATTCTTTCTTCACGCCGACGATGATCCCTTCAAGTGGAGGTATGTCGTCCGTCAGCTCACCCATGGGGCCAGGGTTCATATTCTCATCAATGAGCACTCTTTGCTCCTTCTCATCTTCTGTGTTACTCAACAACCCGGTGGGGATCGCACGGATCTTCTTGGCCAATGTGCTGATTGCCACTGAGAGCACGAAGATATCGAGCTCCTTGTCGTCTGGTTTGGCGAACATCTTGCGCAGCCACGTGGCCACAGAGTCGGGATCACATTCATCACTGTCTTTCTCCGCGTAGGTGTGAAACAACTTCAGCAAACCACCCATGGTCGTGTTATGAGTGAAGTAGTTAGGAGCAGCCGATGTAAAGAACTGCATGGTACTGAGCATATCCCATGTCGTGTACACGTCACAGCGGAGGAGTACAAACTCATTCACAGCATGGCGGATCAGCTTCATCTGTGTTGATCGGTAGCGGCAGAGATCATTCTTCAGTTCGTTAACCTCGGTGGCCATCTCATTGAAGTTCTTGATTAGGTTGACGATCTCGCGCTCAATGACTACTCTATCAAGATGACTGCCCTTGCCCAGTGAGATCTGCAAGTCACTCACTTGCTTCTGCAGACTGTGCAGGTTCGACACGAGCACGCTGATCTTCATAGTCGGGAGGTGTATTGTTGTTGTTGTACACACACACACGGATACACACTACTGTCTACTCTGTTACAATGTCAGAGTGATTTTAAAAGAAACTAACAGAACACACCAAAGCACAATGCGTTGCTGACCGTGTTGAGCGCACCGCCGGCCCAGTCGATTGCGTCCTCTGCGACACCGCTGGCATCTTCCGCAAACTCGCCGATCTCTCGACCAGTATCAACCGCGAACTGCCCGACATCTTCCGCTGCGCCCACAATCTCACGACCAGCGTCTTCCGCGAACTCTCCAATCTCTTCGCCTACTCGACGGAAGCCACGGGTGATCGTGGTGCCAATGATCTGCTCAGAAACCCACTGGCCAGCAGGGAGTTTGCAGTCTGTCCCGGTCCAAGACACCACTTTCTTGTCGCAGTAGCCCTTGTTAGTCTTGCACTTATACACGCCAGACTTGTCGGCCACAGGCGTCAGCCCGTCGCCGCTGCACCACTTCTTGAACTCCAGATCCACCCCGATGCACTTGTCGTCCCACCACTCCCCATACTCATCGGGCTTGCTAGACCTCCCGGGACCAGCCTTGCATGTGTTCGCGGTGTGCAGACATATTCCTGTGTCTTTGTATTCATAATTACGACCCTTGCAGATCTCCCTCATGGCGTAGTGATAGGCGCGCTCGTAGTCCAGCTCAGTGGGGATCTTCGTACCCGTACCGATATCCATGTACTCGGGGTCGGACCGGAGCAAGTGGGCTAGCCCGATGACGGCCCCGGCGATCAGGGTCAATGATGAAGGAGACATATGTGTATATGTGTGTGTGTATCCACAGGTCGGTTTTACCATGAGCATAGCGTTTTAATTTATTTCAGTGTGTACCTGACAAACGACACGCACACACGTGCTAAAATTTGCATCACAATGTCATCGTTAGCAAAGGGTATAGCAATGGATGTCGGCGCAACAGCGGCCGTTACCGGGGCAGTAGGAGGTGACGTTCTCGACCCCGAGGCTCTGGTAGGCGCTGTAGTTGGTGCGGTGGGTAGTGAGGCCATTGAGTTTGGACTGAAGAAGGCCCTAGCACGCAAAACCATGAAGACTGTAGTTTCCAGTGCCGGCACGAAGGTCGGGGCCACAGTCGCCGCAAACATTGCCAAACAAACAGTCAAACGAGCGGTCGTGGGTACGGCCGCCAAGACTGGAGCCAGTTTCGCTGCAAAGGCAGCTGTGAAAACGTCGCTGGGGCCCGTGGGCTGGGCGATGCTGGCAGTTGACGTCGTTTCCTTGGGACTGGACCTGTGGGACCCATTCGACCTCAACACACTCCACAAGAACTCTGATTTGAACAAGATGCACGCGGACTACGTCAAGCAGATCCAGACCGCATACGGTAACCAGATGGTAGAGAACTCCATGGGGCTGCAAGTGAAAGGCAGGGACCTGTCGCCGTCAGATGGTGGGCCGATCAAGTTCCCGATGAAAATCAACCCAAAATTCCCACTAATGGACGAGAGCGGGGCGTTCAGAGACGAGGGACTCAATCGTCGTTTCGTCGAGCTGCAACTGGAGTACTTACGGGACAACGGCTTCAAGATGGACGAAGACCCGTTCCCAGAGGACGTGGCTATTGGCATTGAGCGATCCGACCCTAACGGCATGCCGGGAGGCGTGTTCCAACCACCAGGTTTCACCTCGTCGCTCATGGAGGGGCTGTCCACCGAAGCGAAAGTCGCAATCATCCTTGGGAGCTGCAGCGCGTTCCTGTTGATTACCATCATTCTGTTCAGCTCCAACTAAATTTATTTTAGTTGATATATACAAACCCCGGCCGGTCTAACTACACCAGAAATCACATACACAGATGCGGGTAACACACATCGAAACGTTCAAGGTGCCCACGTTCAAGATTCCGACGCTCAAGTTCAACCCGATTTCAATCCCTAAAGCACCGGACATCCCCTCGCTGCCAGATGCTCCACACACCATCAAACCACCAAGTGTCTCTGCCACACCGAACCTGTCAGTCAATGTTTCTGTCCCGACTGTGGCCAAAAGCAATAGTCTCATCAGGAAGTATCCCAAACTCGCAGCTGCTGGAGTCACAGGAGCGGGGTTGCTGGCCTACTCAACAGTGACAGGTGTACCACTGGAAGACGCCGCGAAGCAACTGGCATCCATGGGAACTGAACAGCTAGGCGACGTAATCAAGGAACTCGCACCAGTAGCAGGTGAGCTGGCCGGTGCGGCTGGATCGGGGCTACTAGAGGGTCTGGGGATCGACGGCACCACTGTCATGCTCATCGGCGGGGGCTTGGCGGCGCTGCTTATTGTTGCACTGCTCGTGTCCATGGACGATTAGTGAGTCCTTCCTGGCAGTAAACGCGCTGTGTTTGCGGTGACAAGGCCTGCACAACAGCCTGCACTTGGCCAGCTCCTGCATGATGGTACCGATCGACAGACGCTGAGAACACATCCGGGAGATCGCACTGTGCTTCGTCGTTGGGTCCATGTGATCGTACTCAAAGTAGTTGAACAACCCCAGTGTGTCTTCGATCGTCAGACCACACAACTTGCACCCTTCGTCCCGCAACTTTTGCTTCTTCACGAACTCGTGGTTGCGGTCGTACACCATCATGGCCGCTACGAACGAGCACTCGTCGTTGCTTTTACGGCTGGCTGCACGCTGCTCATTCGTTTGTTCACAGTGACACATCGCACAGATGCGATCACATTTCAGAAGCTCGGCCGCGCGGCGCTTGCCTCGCAGTGACGTCACCGAGGCAACTTTGGTGGACTGGTTGCGGTGGTGATAGTCCATGCCCCACTGTATGTACTTGCCGCAGTACACACACGGGGTAGTGTCCGTCTGGGCGTGGATGCTCGACTTATTACGCTTGGCGTCGGTTACACGGATACGGTACAACCGACAGGTGAGACACGTCTTGTATAATCTGCTGGAACGATCATCCATAAACTGGTCCAGGGGCTGCGATGTCTTCTTCGTGCCCACCCCTCGACAGTACCGAGTTTGCGTACACACACGGAACATTGTGCATGAATTGGATGTTTTGCATCTAACTGTGTCATTCAATTAAATTGCCATTCAAAACAACACACACACATACACACTTAGTTAATAATCAATGTGTTTTATTCAGCTAGATGGTTCATATTTATCGGTTGACATGAAGAACTCCCCGTTGTGCTCCAAACCAACAGGCACAGAGGAAATGTTCACCAGACGGTAGCGCGGATACTCGTCCTCCTGCGGCAGATACATGGGAGGCACAGTGTGCTTGTACGTGGTGGAGATGATCTTGAACGCTTTCGTGCCCTCTTCGGGACACTGAACGGCGATTGAGTACAGCATCACGCAACGGATGTTGAACGGATACTCTCTGGTATTGGAACCCTTGCACATGTACACGTCCTGCAGCATCATTGTGAATGTGTCTGTGGCGTAGTCCAGGTACATGCGGGCCTCAAATACAGAGCCGCCGTCTCCAAACAGGTAGTTGGGCATGGAGACCGACAGCAGCACGATGTCGATATGTGAGCGGATCATGAAACACATGCGGAAGTTATGGATCTTGGTCATGTACAAGATCACGGTCTCGGCGTGAGGGATGTCACCTCCGTACATGTACCCACCGCCACACACGAACTTGTAGTTCTTGTTCTCCTCCACGTTATGCGCCAGGGGCACAGGTAGCTCGCCGGTGTCCTCCTCGACCCCCATGACAGAACACACGTTCGCCCACAGTTTGGAGCGTACGTCCTCGTTCAACAGCAGGTTGCCGCAGTCAGCACCCACGTCTACCTTGGCCCATCGCAAACATCGCATGTCGATATCCATTGTTTCCTGGGGTGTGTTGGGGTGGTATTCGTTTTAATGTTGTGCATGAGGTAAGAAACAGACCCTGCCTGACACACACACACACGCAAGAAATACGAACAAACAAAGCACGATCGGCATGACACATAAGAGGGTGCAGAAGCAGGCAGAGGAGGATAAACGAGAAACAGTGGACACAGCACAGGCGCTGAAGTGCATGGATTTATTGGGCACGAGCCCCGGAGAAATAGACATAGTCAGACGCCTTACTGACATCGTGTCACTGGAAGAGTCCAAGACCATCACACACACCAGTGGGATAGTGCTCACGAGCAACGGCATCATGACCCCCTTTCGCTATGAAGATGTCGAACAGCTTGACAGTCAGTTGTGGGGAATCAGGGCAATGCCAGCAGCGCTCGGTAGAGACACCCGGCTTAACAGATATACCAACAACGACAAGGGGTTCAACAGAGACACACACATGCTCTACACCCACCTACAACTGGGGCTGGACATCAACTGGTTTGCCACACGCTTCCTGATGGACGCGGGTTTGTTGGACCCTGGCAGCCACACAGAGGACCCGTGTGATATGCAACTCCAAATGACCAACCTGCCACGAGGACCAGTGGCTTTCATCCGAGCCAAGAGTACGATCGGCACAGATACTAAAGTTGAGTCTCTCAGTGTCAAGGCGTTCCTCAAGGCCTGGCCCCACTTATACAAGTTCCAGCTGCCATACCAGATCATGGCCGACTCTGGGGAGTTCATCCACCACACACAGCCCCTGCATCTCGCTGTACTGGGCAAAGGTCGCAGGGAATGCGAGGACTTAATGACAGACGTGCAGGACCATGACACTATCGACCCATTGGTGAAGATCGACAGGACCCACTTCGCGACTGCGTTGTACATGTGCTACCGGCATCTACTGTACAAGTATCCGTCGCCACCACACGAAGTGACTCTGTAAACTTCCTATCTGATCCTACCAGAGATCATTTCATTGAGATCATAAAGATTGGGTTCGCTTGAAATTTGTAAGTAAGCGCACACTTGGCACCAGCAGGCACCACCTGGATCCAATATATCCAATAAATGGAATTAACGCTGATAACGCACACATATGCACTTCAACATGTTTATCTGTTTTGAGCGGATACAACGCCCCCTGAGACCCAACCAAACACTCACACACACTCCACATACATACGACATAATATCCTGAAAGTTTGAAGTCAATCCGATAAGTAGAAGTGGGTGAGCCAGACTAGTGGCACAAGTGGTTGCCAATGGCAGTGATTATAGCCGTTACAAATTTTCTCAAATTTTTTGGAAGTAAAATGAAAACCAATGAGTATTGACCACATTTGTGTATACATGAAGTTCATGACTGTCCAAGTGGCGCCACTACTGGCAGGCACGCGCCCCACTCACATGGCACGTGACACCGACCACAAATATGATCAACAATAATCCAACTTGGTCGGACCCATAAACGTCTAATACACTTCGGACTTTCGGACCTTAGTCATAAAAACGTCTTAGACGCCCATTAGGTCCAACAAATTTCGATGATTTTTAATCACTTTTGTGATCGACCAAAAACATCTAAGACGGTCGTGCAATTGTTATGTGTGTATGGTTCTCAATTTACCTCTGATTCACGGGGTTATATATTCACTTATGGATATATCGTTTTTCTCCGTTGACTATGACGTATCTTCCGCCCCTGCTGCCTACATATACCGATCGTTTCCGGCCGGCATAGTGCACCTTTTTCTTGGTATGTCTGCTGGTGCTCTGGGCACGGAATGACAGGATGCTCGGGCGTTTGGGCACGCTTTTGGCTTTCGTGATGCGATCCTTGCGTTTCTTGCTGCGCACAGGACCGGAGACAGATGTCTCCTGGCGCTGGGGCTGTGGTTCGAGTTCGATTGGTTGCGTTGGGTCCATAACCAGACTATCGATAGGAATCTTCTCCTCCACAGGAGGCATTTCGTTCAGGATAGACGGTCTGACGTTCTCCTGGTACCCCGGGGCTATGGTTCCGTATAGTGGGTCATCATATTCGATGCCTTCCTCATACCACTCACGTGGATAATTATCCGTGAGTTCGATGCTGCGCTCTCTCTGTGCGTGTGAGTCCCACACAGGTACATCGTTAAACAATGGACCGCTAAGTTCGTTGGGTGGCAGCAACGTGTTCTGACGGCGACTTTCATGCACTTGTCGGGCCTGTTCTAATACTCCAGCAAATTGAAATGATGGTGGGTGTTCTTCCATGATGACAGAGTATGAATAGCGTTTACTGTGTGGTATATAAAAAATGTATTATAATTTTAATATTTATGATTCCGACAACATGAAGTCTTCGTAGCTTAGTTGGCAAAGCGTCCGGTTGTTAACCGGAAGATCGCTGGTTCGAGTCCAGCCGGAGACGTTACATTTTTGTTCCTGGTGCAAAACAACCGCGTTCGCTCAGGTGACCATGATAATGTCTTTACCGTCTGTGTGTTTGACCACTTTAACTTGTCTCATCCGCGGTGGCGTGGGGTTGGTGTTGTTCACAGAGTCGTACTTGAGCACCCAGAACACCAGCGGTGGGACGAATCTGAGTATGTTTTGCCTGTCACCAGGCTCTTCGCAGAACCTACTGAACCATGTGTGAAACATGTTCATTGCGATGTGGTTGCGACTATTCGCTCCAAACACGAATGCATAGTAGCGGGTGAACAGAGACAGCGGGAGCTCGAACTGTGCGATAAATTTGGTGTCATTGATGTCTCTGATGATCCTGCTGAGGATGTCTATTTCTCTTACTTCCCTGAGCCTGACTGCTGGGATCTCTTGTCGCACTACGTCTGCCATCTGATTGCGGAATGTGAGCAGCGCCGCGGCTGCCATTGGCCTCTTCCACACGAACAGGATACCATTTTGCTCGTTCTGAAGCTCCTTGTGTGGTTCTGTGCGTTGCGAATTGCGCTTGAGTGAGTCGAGGTTCCACCACTGCCCACCGGCGTCCGCTTTGACAGTGAACACGTGGTCTTTTGTGAGCACCATAAACGCGTTGACATTGGGGTCGATGAACGCAGTGATCTCTTTGATCTTGCACTCTTCCATGGTACGTTTGTGTGAGAACGGGGCTATGTATAACGTCGTGACGTCGTATTTACCCAGCACAAAGCTCATAATGTGCTCTTGGTTGCTGTGGATGGAGTCGAAGTCCGTGGGTTTGGGTAGGTTGGGGTACTTTTCCTCGAACTGTTTGCACTCCGCAATGAACTCCCCTTCATTGTACTCGCGTCGGCCGATTACTGAGTTCAAAGCATGCATCCTACACAGCTGGTCCTTCTGTCGCTCGTGGTACGGGAACTGTTGCATCTTGCGTCGACTACAAGTCGATTGATGTGCGTATGTGTGTCGGTATGTGTGTGTATTTTATCTTTGTATATACAAAGAAATTTGGGTATATCAGACGAACACCGTCAGAAAAAGCGGTTTATACAAGGATCATGCAGAAGAGGCGACCGAAGGAAGGAAGTAGCAAGCGTGTGTTGAGTCGTCGCGAGAGACAGCACCTGGAGTCCAGGTTGGTGCATCAGAAGTTTGTGACACAACTCGGTCTACAAATAAAGGACATGAACGAGGACCAGTACGGTACAGATATGGTGTATGAGGAGAAAGGTGATTGTATCAACGACCACGAGAAGACCCAACAGACCGACACGACCAAAACCGGCTCAATGAGTTAGAACGGCCAGCCCTCGGCCGCCACAAGCAGTGACAAAAGCACGACCGCCTTAAGGACGAAGTGGTTGTCAATATCAAAAAACTGGTTAGTCATGGGTGTGTCGATGGCGAACAGGGCGTGTGTGGCGATTGAGATGGGTAACACTGCTGCTGCTCCTCTGTAGGCCGGGAACCCTGCATAATGTGCGGTCAAGGCGATCGGCACAGCCGATACGACAAAGTCTACGACCGCGAAGTCGAAGAGACGGAACCAGTCTCTGATATTTTGTAGCGTGGACATCACCGTTGACTGGTTCGGTGTTGATGCCATGGTGTGTGAGTGTGTGTGGGTTGGTTGGCTTGTATGTGTACGTCTGTATTTATTCCTTTGTACATATATAAAACACGCGGTGTTTGTGTTTTTGCTGACACATAACCTACCGCACACTCAACACTCTAATATGAAAGAAGACCAGCTAGTGTTTACATGCCCGGATAGAGAGTACTTAAGCAGTATCAACGGCAAGACAGGGGCTTTTGTTGACGCTGTGGGGGGCACCTGCAGCGGCGGGCAGCAGGGTCCGCAGGTGGGGCAGTCTGACGGTCAAAGCTTCACACGTGTGTGTCCAATGGGCTTCTCTGGGCAGATTGCTGTGCATGACTTCGGTCGGTTCGTGGGCACACGCCTGCACTGCTCACAGTCTGTGGACGATCTGCGCCCCACGGGTCGGGTATTCGGAGAAGAAGACATTCAGCAGTGTCCCATGGGGCAGGTGGCAGTGGGGTACAACGGTCGCATGGACCAGTACGAACCTTCCAGGATCTCTGAGTTCAGCCTGAAGTGTGGGCCGGCTCCGCAGATGAAGGGTAGTGATGTGCGTAGCATAGACTTTTCACATCCATTCGAAGTGGACATCATCGAAGACGCCCCTTACCTGCGCACTACACAGACGCGTGAGACTATAAGTTCACAGAAAGCGCATGAAATGCGCAACGAGAACACTGAGATCGAAGACGACCGCATCGTCGCCGAGAGACTGCAGGGGACTGGCGGCAAGCTACTGGCGTCTGTGCTGCAGCGCAACGAGGACCTGGCCGATTCTGTCGGTGTTTCTTTTTACGTACCACCTGTGGTCATAGGATTTGGCCTTCTTTGGTACATGAACAACAGAAACTAGTAACCTGACGCGACCGGCCATGCATACACATACACACGCACACACAAATCCAGTGGTTCCGGATGCAAACTTTTTATAGATCCCATGAGGCAAACAACGCATGAGCACGAGCATAAACATGAGTTTGTCACAGAGAGACTGGTTAGTGCTCGGTGCGGCCATAACAGCGTCTGTGTGGTTCATGCAGAAGAGTAAGTCCTGGGCCGTAGCGCCCCCGTCACCAGCGGTGGACCCAGAGGAAGCCAAGAAAGCGGTGTTCGAAGCCCCACCGGTGATCGTGGCCAGACCCATGGACCGTCGGCTGGACCAGGTGGAAGCCGTGGCTCGCACGAGCTTCGACATGCCTATCAGGTCACGTGATGACGCCAACGCCGGTGTGACAACCACCTACACTGACCCGAACGCCATGCCTGCGTGGCGACAGTCCCCTCGCAGGGTGATTCCCCCTGATGTGCTGGATGAAATGCGACGAATGCAACAGCACGGATACATACACACCCTGGGTCTGCCAGAGATCCAGTCAGCGAGCAACAGACCTACATTCACACACCCCAAGACAGTGGAAGATTTGGATTCCTACGGTGGGTCCCTCGGAGCTTTCCTGGTATGATGCACATTCGATCACGGGTATGCGGAGGCACGAAGAAGCGATTGGTGAGTTAGTAGAATGGTAAACGCATGTTGAGTCGCAGAGAGTTGATAGCAAATCAAATGTCATCTAAATAAAAATGTGATACACATGTTACACATGCATGGGTAATACAGATAGTTCATGTCGGCTCATTGATGCCCGCGACGCGTACGAGAAAGTATGCACCGGGGACATCTGCCACGACACTGTGGATAACATCAAAGCCGTATACACTAAACGACAACGTCCACAAGAATTACACTTTTCTGACTTGTGGATATCGAACGATGTGGCCACAAACCTACACAGCTTGACAGAAGCATGGGGTTACTTTAACAGGGCTTTCAAATCGGAGAGCACTGACCGATTGTTCATCATCCACTTCAGAAGAGACACCGTAGAAGTGGGCAATGACTACCACAGTATGGCGATTCAACAATGTGGCGATGAAGCGATGATCTACCAGTCGTGGTTCAACACATACTCTTTGGGTCAGTGGATGCACTGTGACAAAAACAAGTCTATTGCAAAAGAAGCGTGTAGTGCTTTTGGAAACAGTAAGGTATTGAAGGTGCATCAAGTGGAGCAATTCATCACAAAGGTGCTGCGAGTGGCCTTTCCTCTTGACTGGGGTACACACGAGTCCAAGATGCTCTTTGGTACTAATATCAATTACGATGTCACCGATCTCGGCATGTTTCTAACAGTTGAACAGTTTTCCAACAATGATGTAAAGAATGAGTAAGAATGGAATGTCTCAACTTTTTTTTGTTGTCCCTTGAATAAACACAAACCAGGAGTGATCCTAAACTGCTGAACATAAAGTCACTATGTCCAGCGCAACTATCACCCAACTTAGTGTCCTCGGAAAGCAGGATGTGGAGACTACCATCTCTCCGCAACTGACTTTCTGGAAGTCAACCTTCAAGCGCCATACCGACTTCGCCATGGAGCCCAAGGCCATTGAGTTCCAGGGGCAGACCGGTTACGGCAAGACCTCACAGGCTCTGTTGCCGCGTAATGGTGACTTGGTAGCCAAGCTGTGGCTTGTCCTTGATATCGGCCAGCTGGACAGCGGTAACGGTGGTGCTCGATTTGTCGAGGACCTCGGCCGTGCCATTTTCGAAGAGATTAAGCTTGAGATCGGTTCCGTTATCTATGACCGTATGTTTCCCGAGTTGGAGCATGCCTGGGAAGAGCTCACCACTCTGACCGAACGTCAGTTGGGCCGTCTGACGGGCAAGTCTAATTCTGTGGCCGAGCTCACCGACTGGGCCAAGACCGACCAGCTTCTGTACATCCCTATTAATTTCTTCTTTACCACCGACTACGGTAGTGCTCTGCCCGTCGTGGCCCTACACCTCACGGACGTGAAAATCAGCGTCAAGGTGAAGGCCAAGGCCGATGTCATCGTGACCACCGGCGCCCCGTACACCATCACGGCCAACGATGCCATTATCAATGACATGTACCTAATGGCTGAGACCGTGTACCTCGGTGACGCCGAGCGTGACTGGTTCGCTGACACCCAGCAGAAATACGTAATCACGCAAAATCAGTTCCTGGGCAAGACGACCGTCCTGGCCGGCAAGACCCGCGAGTCCATCCAGCTCACGTTCAACCACCCTTGCAAGGAGCTTATTGTGGTGTCCCGCAAGGCCTCCAACAGCACCGCCAAGAACTACTTCAACTTCTCCGGTGAGGAGACTGGTAAGTTCTCCGGTGAGGCGTTCAAGACCATGCTGGTCAAGCTCAACGGTAACGATCGTTTCGAAAAGCGCGACCCTCTGTACTTCCGCGTTGTGCAGAACAAGTGCCACCATTCTCGCATCCCCAAAAAGCACATCTATACATACTCCTTCGCCCTGTGGCCCGAGGACCCCAACCCCTCCGGTTCGCTCAATATGTCTCGCGTGGACAACACACACGTCGAGTTCGAATACACTCAGCCCCTGGCAGAGTCCTTGGATGTGTTCATCTTCACCAGAAACATCAACGTCTCCACCATTGGCAGTGGTGTCATGCTCCTGCGATTCGCTTCCTAAGTGGCGCTGTATTGCCATGTGTGTGTAGTATGTCATATCGATGTCTCCTCTGGCCGCCGAAGTGTAAAGAGCACTCACCGAGTTCTTTCTCTTGATGGATCGCTGTTTGAAGAAGCGGGTGTGTTTCAGCACGTAGTCACTGACAATAGCAGTAGCATCGCAGAGTACGTGTTATATCGTCATTGTTGTCACAAACAAATATTTAGAGTTTCCTGTGCATCGTCCGACCCATTCATCACTAAAACAACTTACACTCAATCAAAACCTGTGTGTATTTATATATTTATTTACTCAATTATTAGCTTACTAACACATGTGTTTAGTGAGTCTCTGCATCCGGTTGGTTAGCATTTGCAGCACGCCGTACACATTGAAAGTCAACACCATCATTGTTCGCATACTCACACTCACACACGCTTCAACCTGATTTATTGAATTAACAATTGAGTCGTATAAAAGATATAAAGTTTATTACACACACACATATATACACACAGAAGTCGTTGTCTTATTCAGCATAGCACCACTGACAGGTTCTCCACGAAATGTTTCGTCAACACGAACCACAGACCGAGGCACGCACCGTTGAACATCCATTTCGCGCCTTGCCGTAGTAACATTCGGCGGTTGTATGTGTCAGTGATAACACCAACTGTCTCTGGACAGAGGTCGGGGCCAATGGTGGGCGACGGCGGCGGTGATCGCGGGTCGTGGGATACGTATCCTTCGCCAATAGGTGTGTTTGACTCTTCGTCTTGTACATCAATCTTCACATCGTCTCGCTCCATCCCGTCTTCGCTGATGTAGTCTTCCACCAGTTCCGTGGACAGTGACAGCTTTTTCCGCTTCTTGTTTGGTGGTGTCACACGCGTCCACGCCACATGATCCGTCGTGCTATAATCGTCTGTCATTACCGCTCTTACTAGCGTGGGGTATAAAATAGTATAGTTTATATTGACACACAAACACACTACATGCGCTGGACGAAATGTACGTCTCTGGCGGCCGCATTGAGTTGTGTATATTCAACGGGATTGAAAGGCTTAGCTTGCTTCAATTTGTCCTCGATTCCCTGGTAGTAGCCCAGGTTGGCAATGACGGATCTGTCGCGGATGTTGGTGTCTTGTCCGAGGCGGTTGTATGTACCAGGGCGATGAGGCTGGCGCAGGTAGCGCGAGTAGGTATACTGTCCTCTGACTAGACCATCTAACAGCTGTGTGTACGCCAACACGACTCTCTCGTTGATCTGCTGTACCTTGCGCTTGATACGGTCTGTTTCACTGTTGTGTATGTTCTCTTCCAGACCCATCGCTTCGTAGTACTTGAGCATCGTGGCCTGTATATCGCCGAACCCCACACCAGGCTGTCTCTGCCTGAAATGAGACTTGATGTGCTCGATGTTCTGGGTGGAGAAGAACAACCAGCCGACAGGGAACTGTTTGCTGGTGATCCGGTTGTCACTCTTTGTACGTGCGTCGTTACCGAAGCTCCGCAGAGTGTCCCCCCGATCCACCACATACATGAACATAGAGTCAGGAGGTGACGGGGTGTTTACGTAACCCCCGATATTGGCTTGGTTGACAAACGGATTGCGTTTGCTTCGAAACATCACAGTAACTGAAATAACACAGCCAATTAACTTCAGCTTCTCCAAGTTAGTTTGATTGTTATATAACGTTTTTTATTCAAATGCATAGACACACACGCACACACTACAAGTCCAGTCTGGCAGGGATATCCGATGGACCGTTGTACACGAGAGTACATAGTCGAGTCCTGGTGTAGTTCCGCATGTGCTCGGCACAAAGTGTGATTTTTGTATCATTCATCGATGGGTCGCCACGCGACGTGATACGTGCCTCCAGGTTGAACGATTCCATATACCCAACGTACACTTGGCACGAGTAGACCATATTGTCTATGCTGATGCTGCCGTGCTTCTTCTCTCTGTTCGACATCATCTCGTCCCACGCCACCTGCAGAGATGCCCGCGGGATACACGCCACCATCAAGCCAGTTCTGCCATGTAGCTGGGTCGACACCAAAATCGTCCCAGCCGGATGAGTCGATTCTATATTCGATGTGCTGATGATAAGATCCGCTAGCTGCTCCAGCGTTCTCGTGTCCGGCTTCGGCTTCGGCTTCGGCTTCTGATCTTGTTCCATCAGTGTGTGTGTATGTGTCTGTGCCTGTGTCTGTGTCTGTGTATGTGTCAGGGTCAGGGTCAGATTGTGCTTGATCTTGCTCCTGCTGTTGGCTATCCGTTCCCGGCCCGAAGACGGTACATTCATGCTGAGTATCAAGTTCCGGGTCGTCTTGTTGGTTTTCTCGCGCTTGGTCGTATTGGATAACCGTCGGGGGGTGCACGACAACCTCAGGGCCAGCTGCAACTGGTTCCCCTGCATTCTCCTCTTCCCACGGTCTGTATTGTGTGAAGTAGTCAGAGTAGATGCCACATGCAGTGGAAACTTGGCATTGCACATCGTCTGCTCCGGTGAATTCTTTGATGGGCAATGCGACGAGGATCCACTTGTGTTCTTCGGACTGTGCATCTTGCATGAACTGTGTTGCGCTCTTGGTTTGTGTATTGAAATCTAGAGTGAGCGCTGTAGCGGTTTTGAATTTTGCCTCGAAATGTGTAATCGGTACCGCCTGGTGCCACCTGGTGCCGCTGATCAAATTTGAAGGCAAATTTCAAACAACAGCCGCCCCCAGCACTCACATTTCAATCGTTCTCGAACGACCACTCAATACAACACAACTCTACCCTGCTGAATATATGTCTTCCGAACCCACCGTGCACGTCGGAGCCGATAAGAATGAGTGTTTGGTGCACTTCCAGACTTTGCAGAGTGTGAAGCTGCGCACTCTGTTCGAAACACTCAACCCGCTGTTGGTCGATGCGAACCTGGTGTTCGACAAAGACGGGTTGTACCTGAGCGAGGTGGCCAGCAACATGCTCGTGAACTTCGCCATTACCAACATTGACGACTACTACTGCCCCAAGCGCATCGTCGTCGGTGTTAATCTGTCCCTGATATTCACGATCATCAAGAATGTTACCCAGGACGACGTCATATGCCTGCAGATCACCAAATCTGGTATGCAGAAGGCACTGTCGGAGATGCACCTGTACACGATTAGCGAGAATGGGTGCAATAGGGCCAACATCAAACTGATGACAATCGAAGAGATGTTCTATGAGCCCCCGGAGAAGAAGTTCGATACCATTGTCACCCTGGCAACGTCACAGCTACAGCGCATCTTCCGCAACCACGAGAAGTGTGGCGATTACATGCAAGTGCTGTGTGAAAAGGACAAGAAGTCCGATGACAACACCATTTACTTCATCACAAAGGGGGACGACTACGACTTCTTGACCAAAGTGAGCACGAGCGACAGTATCATCGAGGACGACGGCAATGCGACCTCGCTCAGGCGCGCGTCGGACAAGCCTGAGATGTACAAACTCAGGTTCCTGACCCTCATCGCCAAGGCCACGAACTTGTCACCCACAGTCAACCTGTATCTGGCAAAGGACTACCCACTGATTCTGCGCTACCAGATCGGCACTCTTGGGTTCGTGATGTTTGCTTTGGCTGCCAACGTCGACGAGAGTGACGTGCGGTTGGGATCAGACGAACTTAAAGGCTTGGTTGACGCCAACACAATCATGGCGAGTACCACCACCAGCAGTAGTAGCTCATCTGACTCTAACAGCAGCAAGCGGAGGAGCGATGCGGAGGAGCCAAAGCGCAAGCAGAAGACCGGTCTGGTCAAGCGTCAGAAGAAGTGACATGTATACAGACAGAGCCAAGCTCAATAAAATTGTTAATTCACGCATAATAATTGTGTTGTTAATTCAGTAACTTCCTTGGTTGCAGTTAAACTGGGCTCAGTTACATTAATTTATGCTCGTAGTCAAGTTAAATTAAGCCAGTTATGATGATGAGCCAAGAACAACAGGATGACAGCGAGGAAGACAAGCAAGAGATATTTAAATTTGACCCTGAACTACAGCTCCCGGAGTACGGGGTAATTGTATTTACGGGTCGCAGTGGTTCGGGTAAAACAGTTTGTATTTTGGATATTCTAAGTTTCTACAAGGACCGCATCGACCAGCCTATTGTCATGTGTGGCTCCAAAGACACGTGCAAGGATTACGCAAAACACATCCCTGCCTCATTCGTGTGGAACGGCTTCTTCCCGGATAGACTCAAGACGATGTACGAGAAACAGGAGAGAAACGTAGAGATGGGTAAAGACAACGTGCTGCTCATCATCCTGGATGATTTGGCGTACCTAAAGAGGAGCCTGAACAAAGACCAAACCATTAACAGGATCCTGTACAACGGCCGCCACGCGCACATCATCATGTTCATTGCCATGCAGTACTGCAAGGACATCACCCCCGACCTGCGGCAACAAGTGAAGTTGATATTTGCATGCTCAGAGAAGAACCCACAGAACCGCGAGAGACTCTACACTGCGTTCAACCCAGTGTTTCGCAACTTCAATGACTTCGACAAGTGCATGCAGGCGTGTACAAATAACCACGAGGTGTTCGTCCTCAACAACCAACACACGTCGTCCAGTGCAATCAGTGACAACGTCAACTACTACAAGGCCAAACTCAACCGCAAGTATCTGGTCAACGAATGTGGTCCCATCTGGGGCTACCACCGGCGCAAGTATGACAAACACCACTACCTGCGAACTGACAAAGAGCGCGAGGAGTTTAAGCAGCAGCAGGAGAAAAAGAAAAGGAATAAATCGACAACCAAAAAGGGTGGCTCGTTGATCGACACAGCCATTGTGAAGCGCGGCAAGAAGAGCACTAAACCCAAGAGCAGTGGCAGCAGCATATGCAAGACTTCAAATGGTGGCGGTAAACGGAGCGACGTCTACCCATACGCTAAATTGAAATGAATGATTGAATAAGTAAAATTCCAGATTCACTTGAACTCAGTTGTACACATGCAATTACTGTTTTAATCAGCGATGAATGGTCTTTGTGCAGTTGCACGTTTGATGATGTCTTCTACATCGATATCGATGTTTTCGCATGTATTGCAATGTGCTTGTTCAGCATCTCTCTGTTTCTTTGGCGGTACGATGACTCTCTCCACTTGTGGATGTTTTGATGGATCGAGGCCACAGCACATGAATAGAGGGATCATAGGCAGTTCGTCCTTTTCGAAGAACTTGACCACGAACCCCACGTACTCTGCGACTGCCATCCAGATATGTCTGTACTTCGTGTAATTGGCGCCCTTGTTATCAACGTGCTTCTGGTGCAAGTTCATAAACACTTTATCGATGATACACAGAGCTTCCTTCATCGCGCATGGTGATTTTTGTAGTCTCTGTGTTACACACATGTCAACTTGTACTAGGTATGTGCCCTCCTGGGCATACACGAGGTGGGCCTGGGTGCCGTACACCGCGCCGATAATTATGTTTTTCAGGTCTGCTGGGGATGGGATGCCTATCGCGCATGTATTGTCGTTTTTGCACTTACCAGGGTGTGAGTGCCAGTCAATGAGTCCTCTGGGGAGTTTGATGAAGTTGTACCCACCAGTTGTGCTTTGTCCCTCCGACACAGTCTTCTGCTCGAAGTCGATAACAGTATTCCCGCCATGTTCTGTCATCGTCCAGATGGCCTTGCGGGATCGTTTGTGAAACTCTTCGTCAAGAGCGAACAGTACATCACACGTATTGTCTGGTCTCTTTGTGCCGGTAGATGCACAATCGATGCATGACACAGTACGATTGAAATGATGTTCTCTCTGCATACTAGACACGGCACGTCTCGATGTGTGTGTGCTTATGTATTTGGTCTAGTACTGCTACTTTAAAACGGTTGCATGTGTGTGTGTGTGAGACCACATCAGAAGCTCTCGGGTGGCAGGACGTCGTTTAGTGTCATGGCACTAGCATCGAACGCCATATCACTGATGGTATCAGATCTACCCATCGGAATCAGGCCGTTGTGCCACGCAAGCACAAGGGCCGCTGCGGCGGCGGCGGCCGTCTCCGGGGTGAAGTACTCGTTCGCCAGGGTACCACTCTCGTTGTACATCACGGCTGGTCTGTACGTGCTGGTACTATACCAAGTAACCCCAAACGCCAGGGCAGCCTGAAAGTAGGTGTCACCGAGAAGACCGGTAATGAATACAGACATGATTCTGATGTGAGTTGGTGTTGTTAGCACTGGATTTGTTTATTACCAAACATAATATTTCTAGTGTCCACGACACGCAAAACTTAAACCCGTCGCATTCTGCGGCGGGACACACGCCCACCAGAAGCCTTTTTTGATTGTGCCCGTGGTATGTGTTTCTTCTGATGCTTGGCATCTGCCTGTTCAGCAAATCTCACCGATTTGGTGTTGCCGCCGCTGTCACTGTCGTCGTCTGAACCACTAGACGACTCGTCACTGTTGTTATCTGACGCGGTGATCTCGCTGGCATCCGATCCGTCTGTGGACATATATTCTAGATCATCTCCTTTACCGAATCCCATGTCATCCACAAGATAACTACTCTCTATCGGTTGTGTTTGCTGCTGCTGGGGCTCTCCTGGTTTGATGCTCGCATCCGGTGCTATGGCGCTGGTGTTGGCGATGCCGGTACTGGTCGAGTCTTCTGTACTCTGCAGGTGCTCGGCCTTAATGGTTTCACTCAGGTATGTGTCACAGATCTCGTCGTGTGGAAGCATGTCGGTCACGGCGTTCATAACACTATCAAATATGATCTTAGTTATGTTTCTAGACTTAGCAGACGCGTCCTTCTCTGATTCATTATCAGATTTCCGTATAAGCGATGGGTAAGTGAAAAGGTGTCTCGCGACGAGACTCAACACTCTGTGTGTGTAGGCCTCCACCGACGGAACGGCGACCACAATCTCCTCGTCTGCCCGTGACTTGGGTCTGACGCTCGCCATGATCATACTCCTGGCAACGAAGATGATCTTCAGTACCTTGGCAAACCGAAACTTTTTGTTGATACGCTCAGTGATGTATGCCACTTCTCTGTCGACCTCGTCTGTGTTGAACTTTGGGATTTTCCGGAGCTCTTCCTGTAGAAGCCGCAGGTCTCGACAGTTCCGGGAATGTGATTCGCTTTGTTTGGCTGTGTTCAGTGCTTTGGTGTACATGCTGGAGAAGTACTGATGGATTGGTGACAGGAGGTGGTACGTGAGCTGACTGTTGTACTCGCGCAATGAGGCCTCGAGCAAAGTGACGTTGACATCATTGCCCTTGAACTTGCTCCGCTTCAATAGTTTGTTCGCAGTCTGTTTGGAATTGTCGCTGATCTCGACTGTTTGTTGCATTGTGTCCATGTTGTTTGTGTGTTTAGCTCGAACTCACCGACACACTGACTCGTGACTTTACTGTGCAGTGATACTTTTAATTAGTTCACTTCGGCGCATTCATCAGCGATGGCGAACCATGGCGTGATAGTACCCTTCCTCACCGCGCTTGACAGTGACGCGCATGATCATCTTGTCGACCACGAGGTGGAACAGCCCCAGACCAGCCACGACCATTGCGTTGTCGGTGAGTGTTTGCTGCAGCGACACCGGTCTGTCTAGGACAAAGTTGCGAATTGCCCACTGAGCAAATGCGATTGTAGTGAATCTCAGCGCCGAATCAGCTGTCTCTTTCAGCTCCGCTGGCACTTCAATAAGACGAACCATATTGTTTGCAAATGGAAGGTTGCTAGAATGTAGTGGTCTGGTTTGGCAAGAGCACAAGAAAATTAAAATCGATTAACGTGACTTGGGAAATCTTTGATTGAAAACATAATTTATGAAGGATTGTGTATGTGTTTAAGAGTTTAAGACTAGTGTACTCTACTTCTTCTTTCTGGACTTGGTGGTCTTCTTCTTCTTGGTCGACTTCTTGGTCGACTTCTTGGTCGACTTCTTGGTCGACTTCTTGGTCGACTTCTTGGTCGACTTCTTGGTATTAGACTTCTTGGTCGACTTCTTGGTCTTGGCCGCCTTGTGACGAGCGTTGTTCTTGCGAACCTGTTCGGCCGTGAGACGCACCCAGCCAGACTTGCGCTTCATGTACATTTTGTTGCCCTTCTTGTACACAGCCCTGGAGCGCCCTTTGAGACCGTAGAAAACGGACCGAGTCTTGATGTACTTGTCATTGGGCTTGGTGGAGGACGACTTGGAAGACTTCTTCTTCTTGCCCTTCTTTTTCGTATTGGCCCCGAACAGTTCGCTATGGTCAAGCATTTGTGCTCCGTACATTTCCATGTCGTCCAAGGTCATGGCGCGAGCGTCAAAATTCACCGCACCCTGTCCGGCGAAAGGCTTGGTACCCGTGGCGTCACCGAAACGCGCGCGCTGCATGGCACCGAACATCTCGCGCTCCGACAAAGTCATGGCGCCGAACCCTGGCATGCCGTCCTCGCAGTGTGAACGGTCAACATCAACCAGAGAAGTGTTCACGAACTTCTGGCCGCGGCTATTGGTGATCAGGGCCTTACCGGTGGGAACACGTTTGCCGTCATAGCCCACATACACCGGCCCCATACCCGGCGGACAGGCTAAGTTTGACCCCTTGTTCAGACCACGGTTGCGGTTGAACACCATATCAAGAGCACTACCGGAAGTCAGACCCAATGTGGTTGATGCACGAGCGCGTGTGTAGAGCTTCTGCAGCTTGTGATAAGCGGCGTTCATACGCTGGTGCACACCAGACTTACGATAGGCCTTGGCCAAACGCGGGGAAGCTCGAATGGCACCGTTTGAGGTTGACATCTTCGCGTATATGTCGGTCATTTTTTGTGCGGTTCCTGCAGCACCGTTTGCACCTACCGGAATAATGCCAATTGCCCCGTAATTGTGGAAAATTTCGGTTTTCGGTTTTCCGCCTCCAGGCCCTTTGGCCTTATCCTCCCACACATCATCGTTTAACCCCACAATGCCAGATTCCTGTTCCGTCAGGGGCACATTTGTTTGCCCAACCCAACCAATGATGGGGTTCTTCGCATGACCCTTCAGCTTCTTTGGATGAATTAATGTCTGTGTGTGTTCCTGTACGCTATTAATCCACATACCAGAACGATCAACGCCAGACAACGAGCCAGTGGAAATGTACAGTTTGAACAGACCCTGCCCGAGAGCAGTGAGCGAGTTGAGGATCGGGTACGAGAGCACATATGCTTCGTCGGTCGCCAGGTGTGCCTCGTCCTTCGCGGCATTTTTACCCGTACTATAATCAAACCAAGTCTTCGAGCCCAACTGTTGACCCTGTGTTGCATCCCCCCCGGTTTTTGACTCCAGTGGCGGCCTGTCATGCCAGAACCAGGGGCGGAAGTCGGCGGCGAGGATCTGTGAGTCGAGGTATTGGCGGTTAGCAGCGTCTCCGAGATCATCCATGTTGGCCACGGCCACCTCGAGTGCCCTGACTTGACTAAGTACATAGTCCATGGTCAAGACGAAGTCGTAAAACTGCGCAAAGTGATAACCCTTCGCACCATCACCTTGCAGCATCTCCCTGGGCATCCGCGATGCTAGGATCTGCGCTTCACGTCCATCGAACCTCAAAGAAGCCACAGGGACACCGATGTACTTGGACAGGAGATTGAGCTCATTCCTGTTCAAGTACTCTTTGGCTACCTTGTTGATAAGCGATTGGTCCGCCGGACGGCGGTTGGATACATGCGTTCCAACAACAGACATAGTCGTTGCGTGTGTAGTTACTAAATTCCAGTGGAGTATCCTCCAGTCGAAAGTGTTTAATCATAGCACAACAAAAAAAAAGCAAAATTCGACACACGAGCTAGGGTTTAAGTCTTAGCTGCTTCTTCTGTGCTTCTCGCAGCCACGACTTCACTCGCTCAGTTTTGTTGTTTGTCTTGTTCTTCCTGTACACCCACACGAACAACCCACCACTACCCCCGCGCTGCACTCGACGCCCCTTCTTGTCCACCCAGTTGGTCCTGCCTGGTTTCGCACTCTCCGTCTTGGCTCCATACAGTGCACCCATGAAGTTATCCCGGGCAATCAGGTCAGAAAGATCCACCGTCTCCGGCTGTTCGATGGTATTTGCCTGGAAATGATCGGCAATCTGTCCGTCTACAGCTTCGGGGGGTGGTGGTTGCGTAGGTGCGAACGTCAATGGTACGCCCTCGGCAATCTGTCCGTCTACAGGTTTGGGGAATGATGCCCCCTGAACGCCGCCATGTGAAAATGAGTCAGTATTGCCATCATAGATTTCGGCCTGACCCCGTTTCACGTCAACCGGGATGGGATCAAAACACGTGCTGAGGTTCATGCTGACATCTGGAGAGTAATAACGCTGCCCGTCGTCCCCGACAAAGATGGCTTCCGTTGTCGTCATCTTCTTGCCATTGAAGTCTCTGAACTGCATCACTTGTCCTTCGCCGCACTGGAACGCATTCAGGCGACTCACACCGCGACTCCTGTTCTGCATGTACTGCAACGGGTCAGCAGTTGTCAGACCCAGCGACGTCTTTTCGTCTTTGTTGGCGAACTGCTTCCGCAGATTCATGTACTTCTCCACGATGAGCTGGCTCACACCAGACTGGTTAAATGCCTTCGCCAGACGCGGGCATACGAAAATTGGATGGTACCTCAACGTCTCCATGACGTCATGGGCCCATGAAATCGAGAAGTCCTTCATCTCTTTGTCCGCGTGGGTTTGTGGTGGCATACCAGACTCGCGTTTACCAGACATTTGGTCCATGGTCGCTTCAGGAGATGATTCAAGTGATGTTATCTTATCATCCTTATCTCTTTTCACATCACTCAACACCCAGATACGCTTGCCAATTGCGCCACCAAGCTCTCTGAACTTATGAGGCTCGAGTTTGGAACGTTGAAGAAAGTCCTCTTCGGTGTTGTATATGTTGTACATCCGGGCCAGTTCATCTTTGTTATTCAGGTTGGCCCTGTGCATCATGCCATGGAAATTCGCCGGGTATCCCCTGATGTTCGTGTACTTGGGAATGATGAGCACCTCCGAGCCTTGTTTGTAGTTTTCTTCGCCAACTGGGTATGCACTATCGCTAGCAAACGCATTGATCCACGCCCCGATTGGGATGCGAGCGTTCATCAGTGAAATCTTTGCTTTTTTCTTTGTATCAATTTTGAACATGTGGGCGTTGACGAGGTGAACAGTGAAAAGTCCCTGGCCAAGCGCGCATATGGCGTTCATCAGTGGCACCTCCAAGATCTCAGCTTCTTCTGTACACTTTTCGTACGAAGTCTTTTCTCTCACATTTTTGACATCACCATCCTTTGATGTTTTGTTGAGAATAAGTTCTTTTGGGTCGTAAACGGTGGTTTCACCAATGGCGATGCCAATTAACTCTTCTGGGTTACTGGGGGTACCGATCTTGCGTAACTGATCAACGAACGGCCATGGGCGGAATGATGGGTGCATGATGCTCTGGCGCAACAGATCGCGGTTGGAGCCGTGGCCCAGGTTGTCCATATTAACGACTTGGATCTCGAGCCCGCGGATCTGTGACATGACGTCGTCGATTGTGAGCAAGAAATCATACAGCTGCAGGAATGGGAATCCGGCGTGCTCGTTGCTCAAAGAGGTGCCGGTGCCTTGCACAAAGTTCAACACCGACCTGGTCCTGAGTATCTGTGCTTCTTCCGCGTCGAACTTGAGCTCGGAGTATGTAATCTTTTTTGTTTTTAAACTCAACAGAGACATCAAATTTTCTCTTTCCTGCCCGGTGAGAAACGCATTGGCTACTCTATCAATAAGATGCTGATCGCCACCTTGGCGGTTGGACACAAAACGCCCTATAACAGTCCCTGTCGTATCATACGCGCGATCTGGGTTGCTGACTGCTGCGGCTGGTCGCATGGGCGCAAGGACCTGCGGCTGTAGGGATCTGCTACCGACCACTGACATCATGGTGTATTGAAGTGGATGTGAATTCGAGTGGTTGTCGTGATAATAACACGAGTATTAAGCATAGAATGACAGTTTTTATTTGAGATCTGTATATTTCACCATTCACTTTCCTGTGCGCCTTCGTCTGAACAGTGACCGCCCCGTCCATACTCTGGGTCCTCCCAGTCTACATCGCTGTAGCTATCGCCGTCGTCATCTAACTCGGCAAACTCCTCTTGCTCGAAGGGCCGCATACAGTACTCATCGTCACTGTCCATCTCCTCTACACTTTCCTGTTTCTCTTTGGCAGCGGCAGTAATGTCCTGTTCAAGAGGATCTGGGTCTACATCGAGTTTGACCCCGAACATCGAGCTGGTCAGTACGTTGCCCACGGTTGAGATGTACTTCCAGTTGAGCTCGGAGCAGATGAGCTTCCAGTATTTGTCTTGTTCCACGAGCAGCTTGTCGGACTTGAGCAGCGTGAATGCGTGTAAATACTCACTCCACCCGTTCAGTTGACATAGCTTGAAAGCTGCCACAGGGTAGCTCATGAAGTTCCGGCGGCTCTTGCGCACGCGTGATTTGATCTTCTCGTAGACTGGCTCGGCTTGAAGAAACATGAAGCACAGCTTCTCTTCGCGTTCCGGGGGTATACTGATAGGCGTGAACTTCGGGTTGAGCACCATAGTGAGCACGACCACTATCTCGTAGTGCTCGCTCTTATTCAATTTCTTCAGCTTCTTGCGGACCAGCTTGGGGTGGATATCATCAACTTTCGTGTGGCACTTGAAGAACTCGTGGCGCAGGAGCTTGGTTAGCTCGGGTGCGGGTGGCACGTTGCTCTTGCCCTGCACCTGTCGCACGAAGTCTCGAAAGTGGTTGATGCGACGATACGTGTATTTCCTCGACACACTGCTCGCCCGGATGTCATCGTACGACATGTGAGATGTCGTGTTGGCGATGTAGTGTGAGCGTGAGTAGCCACAGCCGCTGGAGCAGATCATGGCGTGCTGCACGCTGTCGTGGATAAGATCAGACTTGCATTCAGGGCATTGCTTCTCTTTGATCTGTGCATCCTGGTAGCGACGAGTCTTATCATCATTGGTAATCATATCCGGCCGGAACTTGTTGATGTATAGGCTGGTGAGCTCGTTGGACTCCGCACACATCCTCTGTCGCAGATTGATCATCTTTGCTCGGAGCTCCTTCTTATGCGCTTGCAAATGGTCACCGGTAGCATTCTGTTCAACCTTCGTCAGTTCAGCGTTGATCAACATCTCCTCTTCCTGGAATCTGGCCTTGATACTGTGGTGTTCGTTGAGCATTGGTGCCACCTCCAGGAGGTAGTTGGTCAAGGCTATGTTGTTTCGTGTGGACTTCATGTCGAACGTGAGCTGGTCGATGTGACTCGTCTGATCGGTGACATCCCTCTTCAGTTTGCGGATGTCCATGATCCTCTGTCGGCGTTCGGCTGGCATGTCTGCCAGCTTCTGCGGGACTTTCGACACGTGTTTGCGCTTGCGCCCTCGTTTCTTCTGTATTGGTATCCCCAGGAGCAACGAATTATGTTCTTTTTCCTTGACCTGACGCAGCTCATCGGCAATGATCTCTGCGTCCTTCCGTTTGGCTTCGGCTTCATGTTCCTCCAACTTCTTGATCCTCACCATTCGTGTGGAAATCGCGAGTTTGGTGAGCTTGATCTCACTCTCCAGCGCATTGCGATTGTTACCCTTGTCCGCGAGCTTGTTGGTGGTAGATACGTGCAGGCGGAGCATGGTTGGCAACAGTTGTACCACAGCATTCGTTATGGTGTTAACTATGATGTATGTTAAAATATAAATCAATTAGGCGAACCTTCAGGGGGATTGCTTTTGAAATTTATATGTATTGGCCCTATTACCTCCACCTGGTACCACCTGGTGCCACCGTGACAAATTTAAAAGAATCACACCAAGGTCTGGTGTATGTCTGCGTCGTAAAGACATAATTCAAAGATACTTGTACCATGACCACCCCGAGTTACTGTCGCCAGCAGCCCCGCCGGGTTTCTGCTCAGAACAGCAGCAGACCGAAGGGCAAGAGCAGCTTCCGGCGTTTTGACAACAACTTCATTGACGTATTCCGCGAAAGAGCAGCCAATGTGGATAACAGCAAGGATCTGTACATCAGACCTTCGAGACCCGGAACCGCTGGCTGGATGGGTGTTTCCAGAGGCAAGAAGAGCAAGGCAGAGGCGGTTGTGTCCACTGCTACTGCTACTAATACTGCTACTGACGACAGCAAGCACAAGACATTCAACAGTACACACCACACTGCCCTGTTGAACTTCACCAAACAACGATCAACGGATGCCCCTGCCCGGCGAGGCAAGAATCACGCGCAGCCCAAGAAACACAACAGTGCCCCAAAATCAGGCACCGACCTGTTTCTGATTGACCACCACTCGGAGTCCAGAGGAGCCATCGGAATGATCACCAAGCACACGGAACTGCCGATGAACATGATGAGCGCCTCCGGGAAGACAGAGTACCCGATCAAGAGTTACAAAGGGAGGTGTTGGTGGGACCACCACGAATTCCAAGGCGACACCTATGGCTGCCCGGTTGCGTACGACCACAAAACGAATACATTTACAATGGAGGGTATGTTCTGCAGCGATGCGTGTGCAGCGGCATGGGGTAGCAGGAATGACTTGTCAAACACGATGTTGAACAAGATTAACCAGGCACAGTCGTTGCTGCGGGTTGCCAAGCTCAAACACAGCAAACAAAAACTGACAGTAAACAGCATGTACATCCCTGTGGCGGGATCATACCTAACAATCGACTCCTATGGTGGTCCGTTCACGATTGAACAGTTCCGCAGGCGCAGCAAAGACAAGTTCCTGGTGGACAACGTGGTCCCTGCTCACTCAAACTTCAGACCAGTGGCCGCAGAGTTGTGGGTTGAAGACAAGACGAAGGGGATCCCTGTATTCTCGCTGTCGTCCTCCCGCAAACACTCTACACATAGGCCCAACCTGAACCACCCCACATACAAGAAGAACGAGAATGCGAATGCCAAGCGATCGAGTATGTTTCAGCGCAAGAGGAAGCAACCGAGTGGCAATGCCAACAAGCGTGGTGGTGCTATATCAACCAGCTCGAACCAGCGTAATAGCAAAAAGCAGAAGCATGGGGATTTAGAATACACATGTGCGGCCCAGAAGATCTACCAAAACCCCAACCTGGCCGTCCCTGTGATGCCGTCCACCATCAACAACCACTCTCTGATCAAGAGCATGGGGATTTCTTTGGTGGCAGGCACCAAAAAGGGGAAAACTGGGAAGCAGCCAAAATGACCTCTCTCTCTGTGTATGTATACTCGCCGAACGTGAAATAAAATGACTTTTGATTCAAGAAAGATTTTGTTGAATAATAAGTAAACTACAGAGCATAACTTACATTACACTCCAGCCATAACCGATTTCAACCTCCCTATGTCAGTTTCCCCCGCCGTCACCTACAACAAACTCAGCATGCTCCAGGTGGGCATGATTGCGGCCACCGCAGCCGGTGCCGCGTCGGTGTTTCCCGAAATGCCCGCTGTCATCGCCGATTTGTTCGACGAGAGTATGAACCCTCATGCACAGCTGGTGAAGTACATGGCCTTGTACATCCTCATCCTGCAGGGTGGCAGTGGCTTCCAGCACGATCTGGCCCTCGTTGGCACGGTCGGCTTCTTCGTGGTGTCACAGGCCTTGAACACACTCTTCCCCGATGGTCTGGGCGGTGACATCATGACCGCTCCTGTTGCTATGGAACCCCCGGAGGCGGTGATGGACTCAGCTCCTCCTCCCAACAACAACGAGTATTACAACGTCAAGCGCCGCTTCTAAGAAGACATTGTCGTCATTGTATGTGTCGCGTTGGAATGAGTAAAAACAATTCATGCACTTGAAATGTAACAAGTTCTGAGTAGACTGACTAGTGTCACTTCTTTATTCTACAAATGGACACACGACGGAGGGGGGAGAGTGTCACTTCGTATGCATCTCGTCTGACCCGCGATTATCTAGGGGCAATACCACCCGATTTCTACCGGTCTTATAGCTCTGTGTTGAAAGTGGAAGGGTTATTGGGACTGTTTACTAGGCGCAAGATCGAGCAGGGGACAATCATCGGTGAGTACATCGGGCGTGTGATCTCAGTTAAACAAAGTGACACAGACCCTGAGATCGACGCTCGCTACCTGTTCCACGTAAATCGCAGAGGTCGCGATGACATCGTGATTGATGCCGGTGACCCGTGTACCAGTGCGTTCACACGGTATGTGAATGCGACATTCAGCGACGAACAGCAGAACACCGCGTTTTTCCAGTGGTCAGAACGTATCTTTCTCAAAGCCACCCGAGACATCCCGGCCAATACCGAGCTTCTCACTTGGTACGGAGACGATACAGAGGACATCGTGAACTGGAAGCCACATTAGAATACATTACGCATGCAGTCCTCACATCACCGCACACCTGAAATTCATCACTCAGTACGTACCATCTTCATCTTGTTGTTTTTCTCGTTTGTGTGGGTGTACAAATGTTTAGTTTATCCCCAGTAAATTAAATTACTCTGACATATTTACTTGTTATACATACATTTATTTCATTCAGAAACAACTGTATGTTCCCCCATGAGGCTCTCGTGTGTCCTTCCCCTGTTCAACAGTGCTGCCTCCAGTGTGTCCATGTCCGCGTCGAGAATGGCGTCTCCGACCGGGTTATCAGAGTGTAGTATGTAACAATTGATCATCTCGAACAGTCGCATCAACTGCCTGGCCTGCGCGGAGCGCTTGATCTCACTGTCTACCAGGCGCTTCTGTGTGTTTGTGATACACTGAGACTTCTTGGCCAGTTCAGTGTTGGCGGTAGTAAGCATATCTTTGGTCCGTCGCAGGCGGCGATTAGCTTCTTTGCTGCGCTCCGTAGCTGCTACTAAGAGCTCATGTGTGTCCAGCGGGGGTGACGTGATCTTCAGGTATCCATATCGAACCGTCACTTGTTTATTGGCGCTGAGCATCTGCTGATTAGTCGGTTCTGGTAGTTGGCAATCGTCGTTGGCTACTGCTGTTTTCCGCCAGCTAGTGTCGAGATCCCGCCGAGTCTTGGGGAACGTAGAAGTTACTGCTTTCTGCATCTGTCCGCGCCCTCTGCGGATCCTTGTCGTTTTGTTGTTTGATTTGGCGTTGGACTTGGTGGGCATGGTGCAGCAGGTCGGGGCGGCAGCGGACAGTACTAGTTGTTATTCTAGAGCCAATTGATTTGTGAACTATCCGACGCACATCCCCGCTCGCAATCGCCTTTAAATATGTCGTGTGGAACCACATGGCGTCATATGGCACCAGTAATGATAAATTTAAACTGTGTGTGTGTGTATGTAATGAAATATACAACCAAGCGCTATCACATCCCCACAAACTTACACAAACACCTACAATGAGCAAGCAGTACGAGCAAGTGGTAGTGTTTGATTATCCACTAACGTCGAAGCAGCATACAAAGGCATTCAATGATATCGCTGTGGCACTGGTCCGGCAGGTGGGCGATACGTTCTCTGACGACATTAACATCGAGGACATCATCCCCATCGTGACTTCTCTCATGCGGACAGTGGGGAAGATTAGTACATTGACTGGACAGCAGAAGAAGGAGCTGGTGGTTGGAGTGATTGAGACTGTGTTCCAGGGCCACGTCTGGGCAGGCATCATCGCCTCACCCATCATCGATTGTCTCATCAGCGTGGAAAAGGGGAACATAATATTCAACCCGAACACAAAGAAAGTGGCCAAGGGCATTTTCGCGTGCTGCAGGAAGTAATGCAAGTGACGTCAGTTAACTGTCGTTCTTCTCGTCACCACTACACTGTTTGATCGTGGCTAGCTGCGGCTTGAAACCTTCAGTAAGCATGGGCATGCTATCCGCATCAGTGATGTCCATGTCCATGTCCAGCTCTTTGTCGGCCTCTTCCCCTTCATCGTCTTTGATATGTTGACAACAATCTTCCTGTTCGTTTTGATACTCATGGCGGTCCAGCATACCGCTGTACCTCTGGTACAAGTCCATGGATAGTCTGCATCCCCCGTATACTGCCAATGATACTACGAGGGCCAACACAATCGTCTCGCGTGTATCATTGCTTCTGGAAAACATGAAATAAATGTGGTTTCGTGAAAATTACACAGACAATCTGCTTCGATTTGGGTGTTGCTTGTTTGTTGTTTATTTAGTACGGCGTCACAATAATTATGCCAATTGAACACACGCACGCGCACACGTGAACGCTGTTTCTCAGTCAAACATAGACAGGAGTTGTCCCATGAGGGGTGCCTGGTCGTTTTCTGTTGTGGTGGAACGCTTCAGTGCTAGCGGGATAGGTAACTCCTCGTCGGGCCCGGTAATACGAACACCCTGAGTCTCACTAGGTGCTAGTGAAATTGATCTGGCATCTTGCTTTGTTTCGATCTCAATGCCAACCCGGCGGACGGACGGTCTGGGAGATAGAACACTGTTCCTGTCATCTGCCCAAGTGTGGTTGCTCTTCTCCTCCTTCTGCTCTACCGGTGCTGTTCTGGATCGTTGTCTGGTTTGGGGGAACATGCTCTGCAGGTACATCGCGTCTATGTCGGTGTTGTAGATGGTGAATGCATTGTTATTCATTACCGCTGTTGTGTCGTGGCGCGTGTATGCTCTGGCGTTACCCTTCCTTATTTGTTTGTTGACTGTTGATGAGAATATTCATATGCCTAGTTCGACGTGCAGGTGCATCCACACAGTTCCCTTCACATCCCGGTATCCCACAGGTGCCATGTACGTTGAGTTCGTATTGTCGGTGTGAGGTCCTCCGCACGTTCCAGCCGTCATGAATGCAGTGAAGTAGAACCGATGCTTCGCTTGGGCTCATGTCTTTTGGCATTGACACACGGTGTGTGACCATGTCTAGTCCAGTCACGTTTCCTGTATATTTGATCGGCATGACTGGTGTGTGTGTGTGTGTGTGTGTGTGCGACAATACTGTTTAGTTACCTTTGGGTGACCCCATTTATTATTTCCACATCTTAACGAACAACTGATTTGACTTGGCTGTGGTGGATTGTAAGTAATACTGTGTGTGAATCACCTGACAAGACCTAACCCAACATGCAACACATGCGAATGAAAGCAAGCCCCCTGGGTATCAACTACCACGCGAACTTCGCCCCATCTCCTCCGATCGCCAGGGTAACCCCTCGTGTGTCTCAGACACACCGTGAGGTATCTCGACCTGCCCCACACAGCCACGCAAAACTTGAGAAACAGCTCCACACCTACATACCGCAGGTCGCACAGACGAAACAACGCCAGCCTCAGGAGCACGACGAAGAATACATCACTATGACAGACGTTGAGTCTATGCGCAACTGCCGCAGTGAACCGGAAGAGAAGGCGTTCAGGGAGTTGATGCTGATGGCACAGAGGAAAATTCGCACCGCGCTAACACTCGGCCACTTGGACATTATCTGGACAGTGCCGCAGCACCACGTAGATCTTCCAGTTTACCAACCCATTCGAATTGCCCGCAGAATTAAAGCCAAGTTGAAGCAGAATGGATTTTACTGTAAACACATCACCGACGGGTCCCTGTACATCAGCTGGAGGTACAACAAACACTAAACCGAATAAAGCCGATGCACCGATCTATTCCAGTCAGGTTTAATTGTTCGAGATGTGCATGACGAGCGAGTATATGATGATGGCTTCAAGCGCGGCGATGCCGAGGACCACGTAGAACGTCACGTCGTGGCGGAGGAGGGATGTGTGTTCTCCAGCAGACCTGGCCATATTAATCATCTGCGGGGAAATGGTATCGCGCTGGGCCGCGGTCATGCTCATGCCATTCATATGTGTTTCGTTGTGGTCTCCAAACCCCTCGAACATGTCTTGGCCGGGGATGTATGTCGGAAACGTCGAGGACGTGCCGAAACCGAACCGAATTCGCGGTGTTTGCTGAAGTTTTCTCTGATACAGACGGTTGTGGTCAATGTCCATCCCACCACCCACGGGCGTGAACTCAGTAAAGCGCCCCATTCGCCCCCCCCCACCAAAACTTGGCATCCGTCCGATCTCAGATAACATAGACATGCCGTTCAAGGCTGTCCTGCCACAAGTTTTGGTGTTGATGTGTCTTTTTATTGTAGACCAGAGGAAATATATTAGCCGAATCTTCCGGTGACCGACGAACTGAACAGGGAATCGATGTCATTGGACATCGTGCTGCTGTTGAAGATCTGTCTCACCGCTACGTCTGATGGAGCCTTGCGGAGCGCCTCTTGTGTTCTCGGGTCCACCATAGCCCGTATCGGTGCGTCGTTCCGGTCGTAGGTCTCGGTAGTGGTTGGTTGTGTTCCGCTTATTCGGGGGTCTCCGCTGCCGAAGCTCGCTTTGCGTACTCTCCCATGTTCGTCCCTGTTGTGTTGTTGAGGAGGTGAGCGCAAGGGATTGTCCTGAAGTGTCGCTCGGGAGGGACGGGCGCCCGGTTCAGGGAACATTGCATCCACATCCTGGTTTGAAACCGCTTGTAGTTCCATAAAGCGACCATCACCTCCCTCATGTGTCTGTTGCGTAGCGCGTTCGTGCATAGCCATGCGCAGTTCTCGTTCGGACATTGCCGGTTGTGCGTCGGTGTGCTCAAACCCAGTGTGTTGCAGGTGGGTGTCATTATAGCCATACACTGCCCGCCCTTGCTCGCGCTGGGTATTGTTTTGTGTGGGTGTGCTATGTGCCTGCATCGCCAGTCTGCTGATCTGTTGCTGATTATGCCTATGTTTTAAGTACATGTATATCCCAGCAGTGAGTGCAGCGTACGTCATGTAATGGCTGGTCTCCATGGTTAATTGTCAGCGACGGACTACGAGGTGTGTTGCGAACAGTCTTTATATTCGAATTGCCAAATAAATGAATAATAACTCGACGAACTATGCTGTGTTTGTACTATCTATCCAAGTGAAACGCGTTTCCTCGGAACCGTCCCAGGCACTTTGCGAACTGCAGTAACTTGTTTGCTGTGGTCCATACCCTTGCGCTTGGACGCCGGGCCACTCATATCCACGCTTCTTGCGTCTCGCGTGATGGTAACTGAGTCCTGGTCCGGTCTCGGTAGGATAGTGCCGTCGATGTCCACACTGGACGACATGGGGGGTCGTCGGGGTGATACCAGCTTGTTTGCCTGCACTGCTTGTGCCACAGGTGCTGGCCCAGACGCAATGGCCTGGATCGCTTGGTTGCCCGCGCGCATGTCGTCTTCTTCTTTCCGCAGGGTCTGCATCAGTCCGTTACCTGATGCCCCGATCGACACGCCGGTCATCAAACCGAACCCAGAGTCTGATTCGGAGTCAGAATCGGCGAGGGGAAGAGGGATGAATCTGCTTGGAGGGTCTCTGGGTGGCGCCCGCGCTGCACCTGATCCAAATATCGACGACGCACGTGTACCACCTGGTACTTGCGCTCCCATGGGCACAGACGCAGGGTTCGGCTGGCGCCCCCTGGATTCCGATATAATCTTTGACAGTTGTGGATGACCCACGCTACCACCGGCCCGTGTGCCCATGTTCATGGCCTTGTTCTGCTCAGCCCCTTGGGCCATCAGCTTGCGGGTAGTGCTGTACATGATAGCGTTACTCTGGACTGCCATGACAAGCCTGGCGATACTGTTCATCTTCACCGTGTCGCCGTACTCGTCGTACACGTCGTATAGCATGTCGTCATACGAATCCAGTGTGAGGAACACACTCTCGGACCACTTGTCCAGATCCATGCCGAGCATGGGGAACTTCTTGCTCAATGTTTCCTCGACGGTGACTAGCCACATCAGCAGCCTGCGGTACAGCTTCACACTCGAGTCGGAATCCGTCTCGTAGCACACCTTCTCGTACAGGGTCTCGTAGACCTCGAGTTCCGCGTTCTCTGGGATTATGATCTTCTTGCCACTGCTCTTGATCTTCCTCTCCAGTTTAGCTAGGATGCGGGCCTTCTTTTTGATCTTCTCTTCTCTGTTCATCTCGCCGAACCCCCCACCGGACATGCGCATGGGGTTTGCGGGGCCAGACATGAACGGTGTACCCGCACCAGGGAGTTGAAAATCGCTGTTGGGCAAGCTATCGCTTACACCGCTGCTACTACCACTGTCGGAGTCACTATCACTGGATGCAGATCCACTGTCGCTGCTGCTTGCGGAGCTGAAGTCCATCAGATCACAGGCCGAGTCACCGCTAGACCCGCTATAGCTGCTCTCCTGTCCCTTGGTGTAGATCTTATGTTTAGATGGGTCTGCGAATATGTCCATTTCATCGTCGGTCATATTCGCATGCTCGCGCTCGCCGCTGCCACTTCGGTGTCCCCTATCCAGTTTCTTTTTCTTTGACTTCTTCTTGTTCTTACTGCTCTTTCTGTCTGCCCTGTCCTTGCGTCTCAAGACGTCGAAACGAACATGTTTTTCCATCAACGACTTTGTGGGGGTGCTCTTGTGGGGTGGCAGTGTGGGAAAACTTGACGGGGGCAACACCCCTGGAGGTGTTGACGAAGCAGATGGGTATTTTTGATCTGTTCTTCCTTGAACCCCTGATGCAGACGCGACGATCTTGACGTTGTCCAAGCCAATGGTATCGTTGGTTGGTGTCTTGATACCCACGATCTGTTGTACGCCAGGGGAGCGAGTATGTGCCATATTCATCGGTAACTAGCGGTTGTTACACACACACACTCGTGTTCTCTGTTACTTTGAAATAACATCAATATTTTTCAGTGTCAGTACCCAACGTACACATATGGAGATGAATTTCATTAGTTTTACTCCATAAGTAAGTAAGTGGCGCACACACACACATATACTACGACCTGTTGATATCCCGCTGAATCTTGGAGAAGTACTTGTTGGATCTCTTCGATGGTAACTTCGCCTGCTTGCTCTGTAGTTTCTTGAGCTCCGTCGCCCAGATGTTATCTATATCCTTCTGGTGCACGTAGTCCTCACCGAAGGTGTAGCGCATGAATGTGTTCAGGAACAGCACACACATATGGGGGTTCTGCTGCGAGACGTGCTCACATATGTCACACAGAGCCTCTCTACAGTCGCTGATACTCATGACGTTCAAGAATATATCATTCCACGTTGCGTGAACCAGACTGAGGTTCTGCGATGTACCAACACAATCATCCTTGCACAGCATGAGCTTGATCCGGAGAGCTCTCACGAAATTGGCGATCCTCATGGGACACCACGACATCATCTCTGCGAACATGAACGCCACGTGGCGGAGCATGTTTTCCTCAACGTCGAACCACCGATCCATCATATTTGGAATCGGAGCGTCTCGGGCAATTTTCAGCAAGTGCCCATGCATGACACTCGCGCACCTGTCATACATCTCCTTGTCATGCGCCTCTTTCTCTGCCCGATCATAGGTGTTCCTGTACTCTCTGTTGTACTGCCTCGGTTGTTTGTGGGTATCAATGATGACCGGGAGACCCTTTACGATCGTGTGCTCGTTCACGGGCACCAAAGTGGGAGGCGTTTTGTGTGTGAATCCCCACTCGAATTCGAGACAGTCCACACACACTGGCACTGTCTGTGGTAATCTGTAGATGAGATTGTTTTCGCGCACCATGCGGCGTGTGTTCTCCATGATTCTGTGTACCCTTCTACTCTTAGCAGAACCGCCAACAGTCGCCTCCTGCTTACCATCATTACCCTTCATGACCAGTGATTAATACACTCGCGTTTACACGGCAAATATCCTCTTTACTATATTTGCAATATTGTTAATCGAATGTACTCGGCGAACAACTGGTTTACTTGGTACTGCTGGGCTTGCGCTTCCGCTTCCGCGGGCCAGTGGCTGTCTTCGTAGGCCTGTTGGTCTTGCTAAACGGTTTAGCCATCTTCACCTCGTGTACCGCGGCGGTTTTCGCACCAGGACTCAGAGGTTTGACGTAATACATGTACCCTGGCTTGCGCACGAAGCTACCGCTAGTGCGCAATGTCATCCGCACTCCATCGGTACCGCGTACCTTCGCGATGACGTTGTTACCCTTAACGAAATACAGGTACTTCGATGGGTTGTAGTTGGGTACACGGACCGTGGTGATAGGCATTGTTTTGTGAAGAGTTGGTGTCTCTGCTTGGTTGAGAACTGGTGGTTTAGTTAAGCGCATGCAAAATAAATTTCAGTGAGAACAAAAGACCACCACAGAGAATCGAACTCTGATCAACAGACACAGAGGCCCGAGATGTCCCAAAGATTGGTGGTATAAGGTGGGGTGGCCAGCCCCGGGGTGAAGCCCTGTAGATTCCTTCGCCTGCACAAAACACGCACACACATGTACATGATCAGAACACTGGCTGGAGCTATGTGTGAGCTTACTGACCTTCACAAACCCCAGGGGATACAGTCCCTCTGCTTGTGCCGTGCTCACCCATAACCACTGATGTATATGATGTATACGCACACATGTGTGATACACACATAATAACACACGCAAGCAGGAAGGCAAGACAAAGTATATTACAAACTAACAGGAGTGTCCACTACACGTGCAGTGTACGCTTGTGTCTAGGCGCGCCATAGTGTCGTGTCGTGATGCTATGATAGACCGAACAAGTGGTCGTAGATCTACAGATTGAAGGGGTGTCGTGTCATGTCATGTCATATGAGTGTGTGTGAGTTCCATTAAGTGGAATGAGTGAGCATGGTTTCGGTGGACCTAAACCAGCTTTCTGTTATTCTAACCAAGAGAAAAGAGTTTATTTATATTGTGTTCGGCGCACATGCATTTCTACGTTTACATGAGCATTCGCTCGCGGTACTCTCGCTGGTTGGCCTTTGCAGTGGCATCATCTTTTTCTTTCTTGAGCTGTTCAATCTCGCGCTTGAGTTCATTCTCTTTTTCGGATGTGATAGCCCCCACCGCCATATTCTTCAGCCCCTCCTGGAACGAGTGCATGAGGATTGTGAGCACCGCGACATACATGGTTTTCTTCACAAAGCCTCGCGGCATTTTTGCTGGGATGAGCATGTAGGCTCCCTGTTCGATGACCCCGACCCACGCTCTGTCCACCACCCAGCTGATTGCCAGGGACAGCTTTTCAAACACGAACTCGTAGATCCCAACAGCCCCGAGACTCATGGCTGGTCGGTGTACTGGTTTTAGTTAGGATACAGCAGAATTAATTAACACGTTTGTTCTGTCTATGAGTAGGTTTTGCTAGTAACGACTTTCAGGGGCCCCACTTTCTGTTCATCAAACAGGGAGCCGTAGTCATCGAACGGGTCGTTGAGCAACGGTCGTCCACCCAGGCGCAGCTCCTCATCTGTTGGTACAACCTGGCCTCGTCCGGTGCTCTCCCTTGGGTTCGTGGTCATGTTTGTGACGAACTGGTCACGGGTCTTCTGAATAACAGAGGCTCTGCGCTTTGCTTCAACTGCGTCGACCTCACTCACTCGTTCATCCAACATCTGCTTGTCACTCTTGATCTCATCCATATTGGCGATCATGAGCCCGATGATTGCAGTCCCACCCATGAACAGGAATTTGGGCTCAGAGCGCATGGCGTAGGCCCCCATTGTCAAGTACAGCGACAGCCGAGTTAGAGCATTGAATCGTTCGACTGGGGTCTGTCCCTCGCGAGGCACGAACAGCTTCCACGCACCAGCGGCGTAAAGAACAACCGGGTCTTGGGTCCAAGGAATAACTTTGCTCATGTTCGTGTGTGCGTGCAGCAATAACGTACGACGTCGGTCGTCTTTGTCTTTGTTATACACTTTTTAATTAAGAGTAAACAGCGACGCACGTTACTTTAATATTGCTTTCGCCTCGGTCATCTGTGCTTGATGCATCCTTCCTTCCTTTGCCATGGCCACCAGCTCCTTGAAGTCTTCCTGTCCTCGGGGCATACGACCGTGTTGCTTGACGTACATATCGATGACGCTTGCAGCATGACTCATGCTCTCCTTCATATCTTCTGACGCTTGGCCGTTTACAACTTGTTGCAGGACATCGTTCATCTGATTGGAACTCATGCCTGTGTTCTGGATAACAGTCTGTGTCATCAGGTGGGCCTCACCAATCTTGACTAGCTTGTCCTTGTCGTGATAGCCCTCGGCCATTGTGAACAGGCCCTGGAAGTACGAGATCATGGCGTTCTGTGTTTCCTCTGGTATCTTTTCCCAGGCTTCGGCCAGATCTACCCCCTCGAAGATATCGAACCCACTAGCCGAGGTCTTCACGAAATCTTCGGCGATTATCCTGCTATCGTTCATTATTTTCGACTTGAACGGCTTCGCGTACTTCCAGAAGTGGAGCAACGGGATAGACTTCTGTCCAGCGGCGAGCGTCGTTACGAACGTGTTGTACGCAGTCTTGAGTTGTTTCTTGTACGGCTTCAATGCTTTGATCATTTTGATAATGAATTCTCCCATGAGCTTGTTGAACTCATCAAGCAGCTGTACCTCAATCTCCTCGACCAACTCGGCGTCGGTGATGTTACTCCTGCCGTTCATGTTGGCAGTCTCACAGTGGTCGTGTGGCTTATATCCCTTTTACCATACACGTATCAAAATAATGGTAAGTTTTTCATCGCACAACGGGGTGGATTGCTTTCAAGATCGAGATGTCCCAGACATGGATGCCTTACAGGTACGTCAAATCATGAATACATAATATATTGTATCACATCAAAACAAGAGTTTGTCTGCGCACACACACACGCGCATATACACAGACGCAAGGACTAATGAATGTACCAGACTTCACTGGGCTAAAGGTGGTGGCCAACGCGCAAGTCTTGACGAAGACACAGTTGCGCTACGGGTACACTAATCCTACACAAGTAATGAACGTGATTACCGACAATTGTCAGATGCTCTTGAGGATCTACAGTAACAACGAGCATCGTATCTACTGGAACACAGAAGACAAGGAGACATTGATGGTGCTCCTACAGAACAAGCTACTGTCAGACGACATTGCACAGGCCATGATGGCAGACCTCCAGAAGTGCGAGAGTGAGTTCAAACACCAGGACCCAGGCAACGTGGTCATCATGGACAACATCGGTGTGTTCCTGGAGTTCTGTCTGATGTCTAGGAGCCTGCGAGATTTCGAGGCCGGTCTGGACGCGATGATGGAGTCTTACAGCATCGAGCAGTTGACCATGCTCATGAACATGGTGAACAACTGCCTACAGATCCACCTGTCGGGCATCAATATCACGGAGGACTCACCCTTTGTGATCCGTGTATGCGACGAGTTCCTGCGTGATTCCTTCGACAATGTGGATGAGTCAGATCACATCCACATCGGCAGCCGGATGACCTTCGTAATCGAAGCTCTTCAGCGCAAGTTCAAGAGAGCGAACGAATCCACAGAGGAAACTGTTGACCTTGGTGGGACCAAAGAGGTGAGTGGTTTCGACCCGTTCATGGATGAAGAGTCCGGCGAAGCTGAGGACGATATCATGAACGCAGAGAGGAAACACAAGAGGAAGAAAGATAAGAAGAAAAAGAAGAAGAAGAAGAAGAAGCATAAGAAAGACATGGAGGCTGGGCAGGAGACATTAATCGACCGGTCCGTACAAGGCAGTTCCGGGATCACAGTTCAATAAGTCCACTGCGATATGCCCAGACGGAAAGTGCTATTACAATCGCAACGATCGCGAAACGGCGGTTGCCTCTGTGGAATTGCTTGGGACGACTGCTGGCTTCCCTGACTTCATCAAAATTGATGTTGTGTGAGTTCACCCTTGACCTGAGCCAATTGAACACCTCATTACCCACAAGCTTCGACCCAGACGGGCCCACCAGCGCGGGAACGGCAGAGATGTCGTGTTTGCGCCATAGTTCACCCTCGGATCCCGCGACGACTCTCTTGACGTCTTGTGTCACATTGGCGACATCTGGTTGCTGCATCGTACGGGTGATGTCATCGCAATGTGGACAGCCAGATGACACGAACAGTAGGCTTTGTGGCATGTATACCGTATGTGGCTGTCTGTAGTATTCAATTAGTTTGCGAATAAAAGTCGAGTTGGTTGCACACAAACAATGTTTTATTCATACATGTTAAATGTTTTAATCACGATTGGATTGCCAGAAACCCGAGGGATTTGGGCTTCGTTGTTTTTCTCCGAACACCGCTGTTACCAACCCCCAATTGATCCTGTCTTATAGAACGCACCGATCTGAGGAAGTCGACCCGGCTCATACCCTTGTTAAGCACCCCCCTCCTCGAGGAGCTTGCACTCTTTCCGCTTATCCCCAGATCCAGATCCTCGACATCGTCACCGTCGTCTTTGTTCCTATCACGTCGATCGCTGCCCCTCCTCGAGGAGCTTGCACTCTTTCCGCGTAACCCCAGATCCTCGACATCGCCACCGTCGTCTTTGTCCCCATCACGTCGATCGCTGCCGCGGTCACGAATGTCTCGGCCTCTGCCTCTGTTGCGATCACGCAACACTTTTACCGCCGACACCTGTCCCGACTTACGCCGCATATCGTCTCTTAGTCGAGACCTGTCACTGGCATCAACTTGCCCAAACAATGATTTGCGCATTGTACTGTCCATCCGTCCACCCGTTTCAATACGATTCTCTCGTGCCAATCGGCGGAGACGGTCTGCCTCAGAGGATGTATCGCGGTCACCGGGGCTGTTCGGGTCGACTGTTAGTGGTTTACCAGTATCGACGTCAACCTGAGTGACTTGGTATTCAGAGAGAACTGTAATGTCTGCAACTTCCTCTGCTTGTCGCATATGGTTTTCAAGATCGTTCATTGTCATAATCCTTGTGGTAATGATGACTTTGGCGTGCTGCATGTTGAAGTAGATGCCAACCCAGTAGGTGAGTGGCAGGCTACCGATCCGAATGGGCAGAAAGTCTTCTTTGATCACAGCCGGAGCGTGGGTACCATTTGGATTGAACACACCAAACGGTATCACAGAGTAGAGGATACCAGATCCGTCCATGACGGGCGAGTTCTTTTTCACTTCAGCGATGCGACCGCGGATGATGTAACTTCCGCGGTTCTGCGGCAAGCGAACGACGACTTGCACTCGTGTACCTTTGTTCAAGTCAAGTCCTGTGAATAGGCCTGCTAGCTCTTGTGGTTTTCGAATCCCGAAGCCCTCGCCAAGAGCGTCCTTCCTGAATGTGTTAACTCTTATCATTGCCGCATCTTCGCCAACTTGTCCCCCTTTGTATTTGTTGAGGATGTCTTGTTCATTGGCCGACGTCAACAATTCCTTTCTGATGGGTCTGTGGGACTTCTGTAACTCCTCTGTAACTTTGCTAGGTAGTACTTCGGTCGTCCCGGGGACCAGTGCTACGCCGGTAGCAACAAGGCCGGAGTTGACGTGACCGGCAGGAACAGGAGCAGCAGCGGGTTGAACAGGAGCAGCAGCGGGTTGAACAGGAGCAGCAGCGGGTTGAACAGGAGCAGCAGCGGGTTGAACAGGAGCAGCAGCGGGTTGAACAGCAGCAGCAGCAGCAGTGGGTAGACGAAATGTCAGTTGTCTAAGGGTGGTTGGCTTAATTGCAACAGGACGAGTGTTGAAACTTTGCATCCTTCTAAGAGCGGGTATAACATGAGGGGGTTGAGCACGAGCAGAAGCAGCAGCGGGTTGAACATGAGTGGGTTGAACAGGAGCAGCAGCGGGTTGAACATGAGTGGGTTGAACAGGAGCAGCAGCGGGTTGAACATGAGTGGGTTGAACAGGAGCAGCAGCGGGTTGAACAGGAGTGGGTTGAACAGGAGCAGCAGCGGGTTGAACAGGAGTGGGTTGAACAGGAGCAGC